ATTTCCGTGCTATAACCAAGCGGGTGTGTATAAGTATACCAATCCCCAAAATCAGTTATACAAAATCCTACATTTCCGTCCTGTTTCACCCATTCCCCACTACCGTCACGCCACCTAGAATAATAATTATAATAAGGAATAGTGATAGGGATCACAAAGCCTCCGGTACTCAACCATGTTGATGTGCTATTATCTTCGCCCTCTGCAACCTTTACCATGTGAAACGAAAAATTTAGTGGCAAATTGACATTCGGTGAAAATCCCCAATTTTCTCTTGGCAGATACCCTGTCTTGTCGTTAGTGTTATGCCCTGTACCATAACACATAATTTCATTCGCAGGAATTGTCATTCCAACAACAAACGCCTTATAACTTCCCAACGGATAACCTGCACCATTTACTGCACAGATGGTTTCCCAATCATCCTGTATCTCACCACTATCAATTATATAGTCACCATATTGGGGATAACAAAATGTATCTCTAATTATATTAGTAGGAGATGGATTCCACCCTTTAAAGTATAATCCATTTCTTGTTGTTCCATCTAATTGTGTACAACTAGCGTAACCATGATAAGGAACGTTTGCTTGAGTTTTTATTATATTCCCATCAGGACCATAGAAAACTACAGTATGAGGTTGTCCTACATCTTTAGATACGACAACAATATCGTATGCATCTACTCCATCATCAGAAGCATAATAAGTACCATCTTCTCTTATTTCTTTAGTCATATAGTTGCCGCCTGTTTGAATTGCATCAATTGCATCTGCAACTGCTTGTGGTGTATAAGGGTATTGTCCGGCGGGTGTTGACCCCTTATCTTCACAAGCCTCTACTATTAAATCAACACCAGTCTGGAAATTTGTTTGAAGTGCTGTTACAGCTGTACTTAATTCATTTTTAGTTGCATAATCATCTGAAAAATCATTTAATATATCTCTAATTTTATGAATTGAAGTTCCTACATACTCTTTTGCAACAGGAAGAGAACCTTCTTCATACGTTTCATCCCAATTAGGATTTCTTGAAAGTTCATCTTTAATATCATAATCAATATTGTCTATATTTATTTTAGAAACATCTGACATAAAAAGGCACCTCCTTATTAATTATCAAGAGAAGTGTCTATATAAACATTTAATGTTTGCATATTAACTATCTCTATTTTTGTTACTTCATCATCTTCTATTGTATCTTCAAGATACTGGTAGCCAGGAAGTCCAAAGGTAATGAGTAATAATTCACTATCTTTATCATAAAGATTAATTGTCATAGGTTTAGTATAAGAAATAACTTTTAATAAACCTTTAAGTGTATGGGTATCATTCATTTTAACCTTCCTCCTTTTAAAATTGGTAAATAAAATTTTATATCTAATATAAAATCATTTTTTTATAAAATAGTTTTTTTTATTTTACCCAAATAATTAGAAAACGGATAGAACATATGTTCTATCCGCTACATTTTATTTAACCCCTGTGGAGCCAAATCCCCCAGTCCCGCGTTCAGTTTCATCAAGCTCATCTACTTCATTAAATGTAGTATCAATCTTTTCCTCTACAATGAACTGAGCAATTCTTGAACCAGCCGGAATTATCTGATCAACGTCGGTATCATTTCTCACAGATACAATAATTTCTCCACGATAATCGGAATCAATAACACCGACACAGTTCGATGGACGCAAACCCTGTTTTCTTGCCGTACCACTTCTAGCATAAATACCGCCCCAAAATCCAACTGGAACTGCCATAGCAAGTCCTGTTCCAATGGAAACTTCTTGGTGTGGTTGAATAATAATATCGTAATCAGTTGCAGCATATAGGTCAGCGCCTGCCGCACACTCACTGCCAAATACTGGTGTCTTAGCCAGAGAATTTAATTTCTTATAAGGTACATTCACTTTCATTAAAACATATCCCCCGGTTCATCATCGTCATCGCTATTTTCATCATCACTATCTTTTGTTACAACGGGATCTGGGAAGGCTCCTTTATCTACATTATAACTTACTGTTGTTGTGCAATCAGGCTCCTTTTCAGAAGTGAAATCTTCAGTCAAAGTTACTCTATACCACTCATCGACCACCTCACCTTTAGCTTTAGAGCATTTATACTCAGATGAATATTTGCTAAGAGTAAAGTTGCGATCTGCTTTTGCTTCTTCAATCAACTGTTTAGCTTCAGATTCAGAAGCAACTCTATAAGTATTTACTGACCTAATTAAATATTTTCCCATTCCTTTTATCTCCTTATTTTTTAATAATAATTAAAATATAAATCAAAGTTAGCATATTCTTGTTTTGTAAGCATTTTATTTTCTATCTGTTCACAAAATTTAGTAACTCCTGCAAAATCTACTTGATGAATATCAAATTCTTTACAGAAAGCATAACAAACTTTATCTACTTCATCCATCGAGCAATCAGCATGTTTTACGCATACTCCATCTACATATGCGCTAACCTCTTGTCGCATGATGAAAGGATGAATAGTAACTACAACATGACTTCTTGCCATTTTCTTCATTTCCTTTCTTATACTTTAATAATGCCAAAGGTATAATCAAAAAGATAATAAGCAAAATTTTCTTTGGTATCAAAATCTCTTATCCAAATTTCATAACTGCCATCTTCTTGTTTATCTATACTTAAAATGTGTCCTCTATTTGTAATAGTAATTTTAAGTTCTTCAGCAATATTGGTTTTCTTTTTAACTACAAATACCGAATAGTCTTTTCTTTCATTGCATAAAAGCATCCAATACTTTTTCTTTTCCATCTCTTTTGCTATTTCTATTGTTTTAATATTCAGAGCAATAGGATCTAATGGTCTTTCACTATTCATAGCCTGTTTATTAAATTCGTATAAATTCATACCTAAATCTATATCAGACATTATTTATCTCCTTTTATCTCATATATATTAATTATAACATAATTTTTTTATTTTTTCAAAGAGGGTTCATTTACATGAACCCTCTAAGTTTTTTACTGTGTTTATATCTATCTTCTACTTCATGTTGCTTACCAATATTGAAAGCAGATTTGTAATCTCCAGTAAGGTAACCTGTTACGCGTCTTAATCTTTGAATATTGGTCCCCCCGCATGCTGGACAGGTATCGGTTATTAATCCTGTATAACCACAATCAGCACACATATCATTAGGTACATTCAATGCAAAGTAAGGTATATCTTTATCCATAGCATAATTAACAAGAGTCTCAAGTGCTTTAATATTTTGAATTACCGCACCTTCAAGCTCAACATAAGTAATGCATCCCGCACTACTATATCCTGTTAATTGACTTTCTATGTCTATTTTTTCTATTGGTGACATCTCTTTCCATACTGGAACATGTCTTATAGAACCCCTAATTTCTTAGTATTTCTAAGGGAATAGACTATCTCATATTCTTTATTTCTGTTACCAAAATAAAGAACCCCAGCACTTCGATAAATATTTATCTACTCTACTCACTTCTTCACATAGATTTTTCTTCTATGTTATGTTTTCGATAGTCGTTACACTTTTTTACTTTTTTACGAATGTTTTGTTTTTAAGATGATATTCTGCATATTCATCTTTAGTAATTCGAGTATATTTTTTATTTCGATATACTCTATTTTTATTAATAACTTCATTAATATATTTTTCAGGTAAATGATTTAAAAAAGCATATTTATTTGCATTTTTACAATATTCTATTTTATGAGTATTTAAATCTTCAACTGTAAAATATATAGTTTTTTGCATATTGCCTTTTTGTTCATCTAAACATACCCATTGACAATTTTCTGGGGTATAAGATTTATCTACATCAATTCTATCTAATGAAGTATCATGGACTCCGAATTTAGCAATATGCTCTTTCCAAGAAGGATACATGGCATTAAAAAAATCAATAAAACTTGCAAAAGCATCACTATTAATTCCTCGTTCAAAATATTGCTCACTATGAACGGATTTTTCAGTAGTTCTTTGTCGCATGCTTTGCCAGCGATTATAAAAATCTTTATCAAAACTAATGCCTAATCCTTTTCCACAACTTTTATGTTTAGTTCCTTTATGAGCAGCTATTGTAGCTCCTAACATTTGTTTTTTTTTCCACAACATTGACATTGCATTATATAACAAGTAGTATTATTAGAATTTTTTGTTATTTTAATACATTGATAATCATCAACAATATCATTAATATTATAAATATATTTTGCAGGTCTACCCATTTCTATCCTCCTTTCTTTTATATTTTTAATAATATTTTCGTAAAAAAGTAAACTTAGCACGGTATTACCTTGTCCTTTATTAAGGATTTAAGTTCTCTTACTCATATTGATATTACTATCTTCTGAACCGTTAGCCTATTTATAATAGACACCATTTATTAAAAATGTTCACTGGGTTTTCTTAATAAATCACTTTATTAAGCCACTATTTTGTTAATGGAATTTGTAAAATAATCTCTATCACTTACATTAGGAATTTCACCATACTTTTGTTTGAATTTTTTCATCGCCGTATAGCATAAGTTCTCGGCCAATTATACCTTCGGTTTCCCGATATTTATTAGAGGTTTAGACTATATTATCATCTCTATATTCTGTTACCAAATATAGAGAGCCTTACCTTTCGCAGCGGCTCAGATGCCGCAGCTACTCTACTCATTTATTCACTTAAGTATTTCTCTTAAGTTATACTTTCGATAGTCGTTAGAGAACAAAACCTTTTTCTTCATATTCGGACAGGTATCTAAACCAATAACCACATCTTGGTTTAGTTTTTACTTTATGTTTACATTGATTTAAAATAGTAGTTTTTGTAATTCCTGTTTGCCTTTGAGCCTCACTAGCAGAACCAAATTTTTCAATTAATTTTCCATCTAAAGTAAATTGACAAACATGAACTGATTGACTATCTTCCCAACTTTTATCATTATGAGCCATTCCTTCGTCAAATGCTTGTTTAGTATTTTCAGAAACAGTGCCCCATTTAAGATTAGTATAATGTTTATTTTCTTTATTACTATCTAAATGTAATACAATAGGAAGATTGTCTGGATTTGGTACGTATGCTTCAGCAACTAAAATATGAACTCTTTTCTGTCGCTGACCTTCTCGATATGTTATATTACAATACCAATATCCATGATTTGTAAACTGTGCTTTATGAAAAAATTTATTATTTCCATAATCTTTATACACTTCTCCTGAAGGAGTTATATAATCAGTATCACTACCATTTATAAGTTTCATCTCTTCTTGAATAAGAGATTTATCAATTAATTTATTTTCTAATTTTCTTCTTGCCATTTTGTGTATTCTCCTTTTTTTTGTTATTATATATAAAAATTTATTATACACAAATTCGCATTTCTGTCCAATATTTTTTTGTTTCGTCCTACGGGATTAGCCTGCCGCATTGCGGTTTAGCCTTTCTTACCAGCTTATTACGCTTGCCCGTTTAGTAAGGTTGTTTTAACACGTAGTCACCTACGCGACTCCCAATCCGAGTAGTTTAGGAGTGTAATAGACTCCAAAGTTAAGCTTATATTCTTCTTTGAACTGAGCGCATTTATCTTTGAAAAGTTGTTCTATCTGCTTAGCAAATTTCATACCTTTTTCTTCAGTATGGTCACAACCAATTAATATTTGAAGAGTTTCCGCTAAACCTAGTTGCAATAATACCCTCTCTTTCGAGATATTTTTTTAGGGATTAGACTATACCATAAATTGATTGATAGATTGATTGATTTTGTATTTATAAATTTTTCCATTTTCTATCATTTTATTGACCTCCGTGTTTTTTTCTATTGTGCCATAAAACTTTTCAAAGGTCAAATTTTCAATTTTGCCCATTATAGTCGTTGAACGTTCCTCTGCTCTAGAGGCTTCGCTGCGTCTGGTTTCCCAATCCTTAACGATGTTACCATACCTTGGTCGCTAACCTCGCCACTTATATATTCCTATATAAGCTTGGTTGTTAAGGCTCTTAGGGGGTTCCCGCAATTTAGAGCATTTAATGTGGGCCATTTAGGTTAACCCACAGCAAGAGTACCATGTTTAAGAGCTGAACGAATACCTTCTTCAGGAATATATCCAGCCATTACCCCATTTTCATACATAAATTTAGCAGATTCTGCTGGTTGAGAACAAATGTATTCAAATCTTTCAATTAACTGGTCTTTTGCTTCATGTATTTTTTCATCAAGAAGTTGCATAAATTTTTCTACATATACTTCTGTTTTTCTTTCTTCTTCTAAAACTTTATAGGCAGGTAAATTATTTACTTTATTTTTTGCCATCATAGCTAATGTTGGCATAATAATAGTGACAGGAGCAATATTTCCTCTACCATCTTTTAACTGTCCAAAACCATTTATATCATATCCATTGCTAGTTCTGCAACCCATGGTACTGAAATATGTTCTAGGGTCATTTATATCATAACCAGCATTTCCGCTCCAATCTACATTAGCATAATTAGGATATAATCTTTTAGCTGTTGATTTTAAAGCTAATTGATACATATCATAGTTAGGGTCTTCCGGCTTACGATTTACTCCTTTCATACATTGAAATATTCCACAAGGAAAAATAGGAGTTTTATGAAATTTTCCCACTCCTTTAATACTACCTTCAAGTAATGCTTTAATTACCATCCTACCTTCTGGTAATGTACAAGTACCATAGTTGATAGATGTAAAAGGTAATTGCAATAGTTATTAACCACAGGCTTTTTATCCTGTGCTCTGGAGATTTCTCTCATTTTCATCGAATGGTCTTTTCCATTCCAGTGTAGCGTACATCTTCACCTTCGCCATTACGCGGTCAGGGTTGAGCACTCTTGGTGGGATTATATTTATTCACCCACTACGCGTTACGGTGATAGCTAGCCTTTCGCAATCTAACTATTTACCTCGGTATTGCCATGAATTATTTGTAAGAAATTATTATATTTTCGAGATAAAAAACAATTATCTTTATTTTGATAAATGTAGTTACCTATTTTTTCAATATCTTTTTGTGATGCCCAAGTAATTTGCCACAAATTTTCACTTGCATGAATTACTTTTACATCATAAACATTTAAAGTTTTTACAAGATATTCTTTTAATTGATTAACAGTTTTTTCATTGCCACAAAACCCAATTTGATGTGAATTAAATGAAATCCAACCATCTCCATCAATCATGCCTCTAATAAGATGAGGCATCATATCTGTAGATAGAACTGGCATTTCACTAATGGAAGTTTTTTGTGGAACTACTCCATATTTAGCTAAATCGTCTTTCCATTTTTTACTTCTTAATTGAAAAGTTCTTTCGCTATGTTTTTCATCTTCTCTAATACAAATTTTATTTTCATTGCCTGTTTTTTCTTTAAAGATATTTAATATTTCTTCGTCTTTAGAAGATAATGATAATCGAATTGTATTTTCGTTTAAAGAAACATTGCCATCTGTTAACATAAAGCCCAAAAAGTATGCTTTATCACTACTATCAATTTTTTCAAAATAATTTTCATTTAAGTTAATATTTTTATATTTATTATCTCTAGCAATATTATTTTTTTCTAGTATATTACTAATTGTATGAAAAGTTACTTTAAAAGAATCCGCAATAACTTGACAACTCTCTCCATTTTTATATCTTGTTATAACTTCTTGTTCAGGTATAGCATATATTCCACCCTTAGTTCTTTTTGGAATATTATTTCTATTTAATATTGCCATAACTGTTGCACCTGAAATACCGTAAGATGCCCCAGCTTTAGCCATTGATAAACCTGAATTATATAATTTAATAACTTCTTGTTCTATTTCTGGACTTACCTTTTTTGCCATCTTAATACCCTCCATTGTAATGTATTTATTTACATTATTATATCAAAATTTTATTAAGATGTCAAATTATTTTTGTCCAAATAATTTTTAGGGTTTACCGATTTTGCTCAATTTTTTACTAAAGAATTTCTTCTTTAGGGAAACCAATCTGTTAATTTCCACTTCTACTTTGTAGTGTATTACATTTATATTCACATAAGGTCGCTAATCTTATGCAGTTCTCTTATGAACTTCTTTATGTCACCATAAAGATTAGACTATATCTTCACCCTCTTATTAGAGGGGGCTATCATTTCGAGTCGCTTGACTCTACTCCCCGTTTTATAGGGATAGTCGTTAGGCATTTATTGTATCATCATAATATTTTAAATGGTATCCTTTAAGAGTTTTACCTCTACCCTTATTTATTTGATGATACAAATTTAGCACGGGATTGTCTTGTTGCCTTCAAGATTTTCCCCGTTTAGATAGCTATGTTCTTAATATTACTATTAAGTCGCCCTAATTACCTAAGGTTGTGGTACATACCTTCGACTGCTTGCTGGGTTTCTTTGATTGTCATTTCCATAGCATATTGATATACTTTTTTATAATCTCCACTATCATCATTTTTATTTATATAATATCTATAATCATTAATAGGTATATCAGTTATATTTTGATATTCTTCACTATCTTCTAAAAGATAATCTAAATTCCAATTATCTACATCACATAAATATTTCATTCCATCTTTATAATGTTTAAAGAAAGATTTTCTTACATATGGAACCATAGTCCAGTCTAAGTGCGTCGCAGCAACGCCTCCAAACTGCTGCAGGGACTGGAGCTGAAAGATTACAGCTACTAACTGAAAAGCAGTATTAACACTATTTGCTGGGCGTACATCTGTCTGCCGCGTATTAAAACCTTTTGCAAGCAGATCGTCAAATGGAATACTAAGACAATTACCAGTAGTAATACCATTTGGAAGGACAAAACTGTGTGTTTCTTCTACCTGTAAACACCATACTTCTTCTTCATTATCTTCTTCAATATTTACAACAGTCCAATAATATTTATTAGCATCACCAATAAAGGTATATTCTTTAGAAAACCCGCGGGTTGTATAATTTGTTTTTTCACCAGTCTTGTCTTTAATATTAAGAATGAAGTATCCTAATGATGGAGCCTCATCTTCAATGAAACTTGCAATTTGTTCGTCTGTTGTCATTATTGATTTTCTATGTCCTGCTTGTTGTCCATCTGCACAATAAAGACCATCAAATAAAGCTAATTTTTCTCCTCTTGTCATTTTTTCAATGTCTGGAAAAATTTTTCTAAAACCTATAATACTACTAAAAGTTAAATATAAATCTCCATTCTCCATTTCTTTTGTTGAATGTTTCAAATTAGCAAATCTAGGTTCATATTTAATTTTATCTCCGCATAATCTCATACGAACAAATTTTATATTTTCACATTTTTTACCATGCGACCAACGATATGCTTCAGTTCCATCTGCAAGAACAAAACCTAAACACCAATAATATTTTTCATTATCTGTTGCAGTCTCCCAGTTAAAATTTCTAATATGGATAGGAGGTTTATATAGTTTATCTCCTATTTTTAATTGAGTTGTTTCAGAGCCATCTGCTAAAATCCATCTATGATTAGTGGTAAATCTTTCTGTAACAAATCTTTGACCAGCTAAAGAGAAAGTAATTTTATTTAATTTTTGTACACCAAAATTTTTAACAGTAGCAAGATTAAAACTACCATCATGACTTAATACTGAAACTATTGAACCATTTTCATAGTTCTCAAAAGATTGAACTCCAGAATGTTTTGTAATAAATTTAGTTTCTCTTGCGCAGCAGTTATGCATACCAATAGCATAACTATCAAGGTCATGAATATAAATTTCATTATTCATATGTCTAGCTTTTGATTTTTCTGACATACAATTGTCAAGAGCAAACTCTTTCATAAGAACTGAATCAGCTTCGCCTTTTCTACCACCAAAACTATGTTCATCAACATTAGCATTCTGGTTTTGTACGTTACTAGCTTGGAGTTTCTCTTTAATAACATCCATCATATGGTTATTCCATTTTCGAACTTGGTCTCTATCATGTCTATACTCAACATAAGCGGTTGCCACATCTTTTCTTTTACAACTCATAAGCCCATGTTCTACTAAAGTTTGAATATCATCAATAGTAAGCTCATTAGGAATCCCTTCCATATAGCCTTCAATATATTGTGCTATATTTTCAGCTTTTTCTTCTGCATATTGAGTAGTTTCTCCGTCTACTGCAACAAATGCTTTTAAAACTGCTTTTTTGATTTTCTCTGGATTAAATTCTTCACGAACTCCATCTCTTTTAATGATATAGTACATTTCTTATTTACCTCCCTAGATATTATTATTTTAAGGTTTGTAAATATATATAATTTTTATATTTAAACGATTAATCTAAATTGCTAACTTTATTAATTGATACTGTTCTATCTGTTGTAACTATTTTAGTATCATTTACTGGTGGAAAATCATTTAATGTCCATGTTTCTGTGCAAGGGGTTACAACTGGATAAGGTGCCTTTACTGTTTGAATAGTAATAGGTTCTCCACAAAGTTCTTTATATTTTTTTAAATACCAATCAGATTTCTTTAAATCTTCTTCACCATTTTTATCTGCTGCCCTATATCTATACTTCCAAGCATTACATAAACAAAAATACTTAACTGCTTCCATACCAAAAACTAAAATCATTTCATCAATACATTCCATTCCACCTTCACGATTATAATGTTTAGGATGATTTACTTTATCTGCCATTTTATATTCTCCTTTTCTAATTTTAAAAAATCCAAAACCACTTTTAAAATTGGCGGGACGAGCGTTTGCCACCCGCCCGCATATTTCTCTCAAGCTTCATCTTGAAAAGTAAATTTTTCACCACAAGTACATTCAATAGTTCCAAAAGTTCCAATAGAAGTTGGAATAAAATGATAAGAATAACATCCACCAATAGCGCCACCTCTAGGATAATCCATTTTTGGACGAGGATGTTTTTCCTCTTCATGCTTATTAATCCATTCTTTAATTTTTTCTTTTTCTTCTTTTGAAATAGGAAAACCACGATAATAGTCTTCTTTCATTTTATCATATTGTTTTTTCATTGATTGAAGTTCATTATCTTTCCAATTTTCATCTTTAAGCTTTTTAATTTCTTCTCTTAAAGATTCTATTATTTCTTCTTGTCTAATGAACTTATCTTTTAATGCTAAACATAATTCATCCATAGGTGGAACAGTAATATTTTTACCATCTCTATATGTAAAATATCTTGCATCTGTCATATTATTTCTCCTTTTTGCGGGAAGCGGCTCAGAGATCTCTGAGCCAGGTCGCCGCTTAATCTTCATAATCTTCTTCATAACTTCCTTCAGACGTCATTCGCTCATGTTGAAGTGTGATACTGTCACCTAAAACTTCTGTTATCTTATAAAGTTGATGAGATTGTGTGCTACTATAAGTCTTAGCTACAAACTGATCATCTCGCCTGTATCCTGTTATCATCAACATAGTTCCACGTTTAAACCACGATTTCTCAATTACTTTTTTTGTGCCATCGACTTGTACCTGACTAATCTGGCGCTTGAACATTGCATAATAGTCTTTTGAGAACTTAATTGGAACTACTCCTGTTGTTGTAAGTAAACTTACTGTATGTCTATTATCATTTTTAGATATAACCGTTCCAGCAATCCTATATAATTTATACAAAGGTATCTTCACACCTCCGCGTTTAAAATAGGATTCAACTTCACAAGACTGCAATTCATTAAAATTAGCTAAATTATATTTATATGTATTTACATTCTTTAATTCATGATCTCCATGATAATAACATAATGCAGCCATTTCCCAAGATGAAGTATTACCTGCTGCATATTTATCCCAAACCTCTTTAAAAAGCATTTGATTATATATTTTTAATACTTCTTGCTGTTTATCTTTAAGCCAATCTCTTGCGGGATCCATCAATGACTGATAAATTTTATCCCATATTTTTTTGTCCATAAAGAAACCTTCAAATGCTTCTCTAGATTGAACTATATTCATTGCATCAGGAATAAACTTTTCTAAAAATTGAATACATTCATCATTTAACATAAAATATTCAGTTGTCTTATTTATACTTTTAATATATTTATTAAAATTATAAACTCTTATTTGAAGCTCTAGTTCTTTAGAAACAATTCCGTGAGATACAAGACCTGGCCAATTAATTAAGTTTAACTTACTTTTAGGCTCACTTATCTTCATTATATAATATGCCATAATCTCTTTTCTATCACTTAAAACGGTTTCTACTTCATCAAAAGCTCCAGCTTTAATAAGATTAAACATTGCGGTTTTAGTAAGCGGGCATCTTATCATAAAATCTTTAATTCCTATGTATGGTCTTCCGCATTTTATCTTTTCTATTGTTTCAGAATTAATATTACTTAATGCTTTAAGACCATACAATATACGATTATTTTTTATATCTGGTTCAAAACCATAATCAGATGTATTAATGTTTACTAAAGATACTTCAATTCCCGCCTCTACTATATCACCAATAGCTTTAGCAAGTTTTTCATAATTAGTACCTTTTTCTTTTTTCTTTAAGCTATCTTCATCATCTAATTCATATTCTTCATCTTCTTCAAGACTACCACTATTTACTACTAAACAAGCGGTATCCCAATATATAGGATTCCAATGAGTTGCTAAATATGCAGTTTGATATCCTATGAATGAGTATGCTAATGCGTGTATGCATAATTTTAAATTACTGACTATTTTTTACGGATGTTGTAGTGAGATTTTGGCTTTTCTCTTATCCGCACACTTTTTCCCAGAACGTATCAATAGTTCCAGTACTCCCAGTCTAACCCGGGATAGTCGATACAACATTTTTCTTTTAATAGATTTATTTATTATCTCTAAGAGGGTATTTATATTTTTCTTTTTTATGAGAACGTCCTGCGTTAATGTTCTTAATGGTTGCATAGCTTTTGTTCCATTTTTTAGCTATATCTATTAAAGGTAAATCTGTTTCTAAAATATCTTTTATAATACCTTGAATCCAGATTTCATTTTTAGCTTTATTACCTCCTTTATCACAAAGAGGATAGCTATCTTTATCACTATAAAAATATTTTCCTGTATTTATCATAGATAAAAAACCAGCTGACTTAATACCAAAATCTTCTTGAATTGTTTTATATTTTTCTCCGCTTTTAATTCTATCTTTTATTTCTCTAATCTCTTTTTGAGAGAAACGACTTTTAGAATTTTTCTTTAAAGGGTAATCAAACTCTTCATTAAAATAATTTGTTCCAGTATTTATGTTAACTAAAAACGTTCTTTTTAACTTAGGAAAATAAATTTTTTCAATATCATCATATTCTTCATCATTTATTAAACGATTTTGAATATCGATAATTTCTTCTTTTTTAAAAAGTTTAGAACGATTTAATTTTTCTTCATATGTTAGTGGTTTTCTCCTACATCCTTGTCCACCTAAAGTAATATTATATCCATTTTCATCTTTTAAAGAATGATAATACTGAATAAAATAATTTTCTCTTTCATCAACATATTCTTGAGATTCCCCATCGGCAATCTCTTCAAGAATATCAAAATTAAAATTGTCCCAACCATATTTTCTTATAGCTGCATGAAATGGTAAGTTATAACCAGAAGCTTTTTCGTTAAAAGATTCACTTTTATGTCCATTTTTTCTTTTTTGGATATTATTAGTTTGCCCGATATAAATTTTACCATTTGTTTTATTTGTAAATTTATAAATATAATACATAATATTCTCCTTATACATTGTTTATTTGTTCTCATGTATAATTGAAAAATACTATACCTCTATTAAAGAAATTTGTCACGAGATTTTACCCTCGTTAGCAATTAAAGCTATATTTGCCAAATATATAAATGCTTTAATTACCCCGCTGATAAACGGTTAAGTGTGTAAGCACCATTTACACAATGCTAAATGAATATCCCATCTGAGGCCCGATACCATATGTCCATACATAATGACCTAAATTTAAAGTTTTAGCTTTTCTAATAACTTTTTCTTTAAGCTCTGGAATACGGGACATCTGTTTCTTCACATTGTTATCGTAAAGGCTTTTTATCCTTTACTTCTTATAGTTTCCTATAAGGTCGGCGTACATTTTCAACTAATTAAAGTTGTTGGACACTCTTGGGTGGATTATATTTATTCACCACCTACGCTCTACGGTGCTCACCAGCCTTTCGCAATCTGGCGAGTTACCTCGGTATTAGCTTGCTTAAATTAGATATTTAAACTATCACGCAATCTACAATATTTTCTTTCATAGTAAAAGCAATCATTCAAATCTTCATTAACTAATTTAAGTTTAGCTTTCACCGATTTTGTCCAATTTTATGTCGGCAAGTTATAAGTTTTTAAAGTCTACCGACTATTTTTCTTGCTGCATTTGCATCTTTCAAACTGAAATGACATATATTTTCATCCATTAACATCTGCATCATTTGCTCTTGGCTAGGCGGAACCCCATAAGATTTTTTAAAATAAGGTTCAAGAACTTTAATTTCATCAGTAGAAAGTCCTGCTGCCGCCATTTCATCATACCAAAGACTTAAATTATTTTTAAATCTTATATACTTTTCCATTGGCGTTTCCGCACCTTTTTCTGAGGTCATTAATCTCATCACTTACCATCTACTATTTCTAGCCACTTAAAAGTGTTTGTGGTCTGGACTATCTTTTACTTACTATTGTAAGCACACCATTTCCCGCCTCGTATCAATAGAGGAGGTACTCCCAGTCTAACCCGGGATAGTCTCTACAGGTTTTAATGTATAACCTTTTCTAGCATTTTTTCTAATAGGGAACTCTTCTTCGTATAAAGTCTGAACTATTTGTTGATAACCTTTATTAATTTTTTCTATTGTATCCCTATTTTTTATGCTATTTTGACCAATTTTATACATTAATTTCCCACGGGATTACCATATCTTTCGACTTAGGCTTCCCCGTTAGCATGCTATTTGCATACCCTGGTGATTACCAGAAAAGTGTGTTTGGGCCGATAAGGTTGACCCATTAGCATCTGCTAACTCAAGCATACTATTAGGTTTAATTTTCTTTGCTGCTTGACTTCCTATATCACTATCAAATTGAAAGATATTTAAAATATTTCCTTCCTGAACATTTTTCCATACTGCTTTATCTTCTATGTCTAAAACATCTGGATGAAAATATTTATCATATACTTCTCTTAAAGATAAATCATCTTCTATTTCACCATTCTCTTGTAAGAACTTAATACATTGAGTTATTTTATCCTGTACTTCTGTCAAAAGAAAGTCATACTTTGTCATCGTGAATATCCATTATTTCTAATGGCACTGACTATATCTTACTTATTATAAAATAATAAGAATACCATTTCGAACTGCGTACCAATAGCAGCCCTACTCTACTTAACGTAGATAGTCGATAGGCACATTGTTAAATATTTGTCCATGTTTTTCTATTTATGATATTTCTAACAGATGTTGTTGATACTTGAGGGTACAACTGATAGATTTCTGAATTACTAACTCCTTCATCGTGGAGTTCTCTAATATTTAAAACATCTTCTTCTGTTAATTTAGCTCTTCCATTATTAGAACCTGCTTTTTTATTATTCTTTATTTGACTATGTTTTTTTCTATTTTCTTCTGAAAAAACTTCTGGCATAACTAATTTATATTTATTACCATAATAAATATTCCAAAAGCTCCATTTATCTTTGAATCTATTTTCATATGGCTTAAAAGCTTGTTCCCAATCAATACCTTCTGCATACATATTTCTTAACTGTACTACTTCATTATAAGTTAATTTATTTTGCGAAGTAAACTGATTAGAAAACTCTGCATTAAACGGATAAATTGGAGTTAAAGTTTTTATATTTTTATATGTTTTATCTAAATAAACATCTTTAAAAGCACTATAAGAAATTCTATCTGAAAATTCTTCATATAATACATATTCAGGAATGTTTCTATGGTTTTTTATATATTGAGCTTCTTCATTAGTTAAAACAGCTTTTCCATTATCTTCTCCATATCTTTTTTTGAGTTTAGGTTGAATAAAATTCATACCACCTTTAGCTACATTATAACCATTTGGAACTAAAGTATTCTCCTTTTCTATATATTCTTGTTCTATCTTAGACGCTTCTTCAAGAGACAAATTAGAAAATAAAACTTCAAAAATAAAATTATCTGCTCCATATTTCTGAATGGCTTTTCCAATTACCATTTTTTTATTACATTTATGATTACTCCATCTTTTTTTATAATCATTTGTAATGCCAATGTATTTTTTATTATTTATTTTATTCGTTATTCTATATAAGAACATTTTCTCTCCTTTCTTTTAAGATTTTTATAAATCTTATTTTATTACCCTCTTAATAAAGTAAGATTTATTTTGAACAAATTTAACAACTTCGCCCGGGATTATCTTCAACTTTACTTGCTAAGACTTCCCCGGCAGCTATATAGGTATTTTTTACTTACGATTTCTCTGCCTATATAACCTCGCTGGTAAGGCGATTAGATATTATCGGGCTAGACTTACGTTAACCCGCTGCTTCACACATATGCAAATCATACTGAGTTATAACATCTCCACTTGGTGTTCTCATAAAACAACCAAACTCATATGGATCTTCATCAAACATAATAACGCCAGATGCATGACTTCCGCGTCTACTTATTAACCCTTCAATACCTTGCATTATTTCAAGAAGTCCAGGATAATTATTTACTTCTCTAATAAAAATATCTACTGGCTGCCTATCTTTTTCTTTATTGCCATTTATAACTTCATCAAGACTCCACAAGAACCCTCTTTCACTTGGAATCAAACTAGATAGATACTGCGCAATATCATTATCAATTCCATTAGGATACTCTTCACTTCTATATCCGCGGCAAGCTGTCTGAATCGTAGACTTTGTTGTCTCTGTACCAAAAGTTGCTACAAGAGTACAACCTAAATTCTTACGAGATAAATCATCAATATCTTCTCTAAAATTTTTTCCGCGCTCTTCTTTTATCTTTTGAATAATGAACGGGCGCTTGGAAGGACATAAATCTAAGTCAATATCCGTTTATGGACTATCTCTTTCACAATAGATTACTGAGAACATTTACTTCATCTATTGCTAGATTGCACTACGGAATGGTGCTTATCTCCACTCCTCTATAATTTAGTCTCTACACTTCTTTTTTCCAATAATATTTTTTATAAGGTTTATTTTCTTTCATTCTTTTACTAATTCCAGAGTAATCAGTAGGCTTAGTTCCTATCCAAATTAACGCTTCTTGAATTGTATCAAAATGTTTTACAAGGTCTGTCATTTCACTATTTTTAAAATTTTGACCTTGATTTTTATTTAATTATTAGAAAAAATTTAGCACGGTATCACATGCCTCACCATATTTCAGGTGGCTTGCTCTCTTAGTCAGCTGATTCGTGTAAACCTTATTTCGCTGATACCGTTAGCCGCTTTCACGACACCCCTTAGCAGGGTTCACAATCTTTTTTTACAACTGGGCAATATCAACTATAGACTACCCAGTTCGGTTCTCTCTTTGTTTAAATCACGTTATCCACCATTTCTGATGGCGCAGACTATATCTTATTCTTTAAATATTTTCTATCAAATAACCATAGTAGAAAGAAAATATTTAAAGATTTTCGCACTTCGAGTAGCAACTCATCTTCTACTCTACTCCTTTCGGATAGTCGTTACACCTTGCGGCGATTGCCGCCTTGGCACTGGATTACCTTCAACTTTACTTGCTAAGGCTTCCCGGTTAGCATAAGAATTAATTAGTCATTTCCTACTAAAACTGAATCGTTTCTTACACACCCTTGAGTAATAAGGTTCACGAAATTTTTTATACTATATATCACTATATAGGGAGACTATTTCTTAGAGTCTTAATCTCCAGAAAGGTAAATCCCACTTTATCGGGTCAAGCTGTGTGATACCAAGAAGATAATGATTAAGTCCCGAACAACTTGAACCACGTCCCGCACCTACCATACTTCCGCATTCCCAAAAGAGATTAATATAATGCTGAAGTGTAATAGGATAAGAAAACATATTAGTTCCTAATTTTTCTCCTATTGTTTTCTTTATATCTGCTTCTTCTTCAAGTCGAGCAAAATATTCATTATTATTTTTCTTAATTTTCATTAATTTATTAATACATTCGTTAACCCAATATCTTTCATATTTATTATCAGAGACATACATTTCTCTTAAAATTGGAAATTGTTTACCTAAACCAGAATTTTCTTTTTTAGGATAATCTTTAACTTCAACACTAGGAATAACCTGTGGGTGAGTTAAATCATAAAATTCTATTTTATCCCAAATCTCCATACTATTCTTACACATTTCTTCATAACTATCAACAATAGATGGAGTTAAATTCTTTATTATATCATTTTCATCTTGAAGATAAGCATATTCATAAAACTGCGCGGTCTCGCGCTCTCCACCTTTACTATTAAGGTATGCTTCATGAACATATCTATCCTCTTTTTTAAGATAGTGAGCATCAGAACCAATTACCATCTTGCAACCAAACTGCGGTGCCATCTCAACTAATTTTTTATTTACGATAATTTGATCGCGGGACGCACCTGGAGCTGCTTCGATGTAAAAGTCGCTACCAAAGAGACTCATGCACCAACATACAAAATTTATAATATCTAATTTTGCTTTAGATGCAGTTTCTTTATCTCCAATCTGACGCGCGTTTTCCATAATTAAAACATTGCCACTTAATTCTCCGCCAATACAAGCAGAAGTTGCAATTAAATGACCTGGATTCTTTTTTACAATTCTTTCGAGATCAGATTTTAATGTAGGAACTCTTTCAAGACCTCTATCCCAATATGAGTTCAACCATGCTGCGGTTGACAATTCTCTAAGCTGACGATGACCTTCCGCATCCTTGGCTATCAGAATGAAGTGCCAATACCGCTGACCATTTTCTCTTTTATCAACAAGATAAATTTCATTCCCTAATGCAATTTTAAAATCTGGATTTGTTTCACGAAGTTTTTTTGCAATTATATTAGTTTGGATATGTCCTGCTAATGTTTCATGATCGGTTAGACAATATCCTTTTAATCCTATTTCTATTGCTCTATTTGTAATTTTATCAATTTTATTGATACTATCAAGAATTCTTAAATTACTATATTCACTATGTACATGAATATCAAATCTGTTCATCTACCGCCTCCTAGTGGTATCCTGCAAAAGTTTTTCTTTCTTTTCTTATTACTTGTCCAATTTTACTACTATAATTTCGTGGCTGATTCAAAAAGATACCACATAATATATCCCTCCCTTTAATTATTTTATCTATATATATTATATCATAATTTTTATAAAATGTCGAGCGGAAGATGCTTCATCTCCCGCCTTCCAATCTTTTTAATGCTTTTTCATAATATTCTTTATCAAGTTCACAGCCAAGATAATTTCTATCATTTTCCTTAGCTACAAGAAGCGTTGATCCACTCCCCGCACAAGGATCAAATATCAAATCTCCTTCATTGCTATTATCAAGCATAATTTCTTTTATTAAATCATGATGCTTTTCAGTAGGGTGAATTCTGTTCTTCCCGCCCCATATAGGATAACGAAAAACAGTATTTTTACAATGGGCATTGAATGTTCCTTTACTCTTTCTAAACCAAACTGCATTTTCTATTCCAGAAAGATATACATACTGACCATTAAAAGGTGTGGGATTAGTTTTTTCCCATATTAATTGTCGTACTGTTCCTTTCTTTTTCTTTTGTTCTTCATTAAAGAAAGAATGAATTTCAGAGAACTGTTCCTTCCCGCAAAATATTGTTATACTTGATTTAGCAATTCTATAACATTCTTTAACAAAAGCAAGAGTGTCAAAGGTAACTATATCTGCATTTTCTCTGTCAAAATTTGTTAAACCATTTGACTCTCTTGTTACTTCTCCATATGGAATATCTGTAATAATGACATCTACTGAATTATTTGGTAGAGTTTTCATAAATTCCATACAATCTATATTATATAACTTATTAATTTCCATAGTTTTCTCCTATTGGATATTTTAGTTCTTCACAGCCAAAAAATTCTTGTAATGCCCACCTTTCACTACAAAGATTTTTTGGTGTTTCATATACTATTAAAACAATAGTATCAGCATTAAATGTATTTAAACAATACTCAAATGCTTTTAAAGTTTTTTCTTTATCTACTAATTTATAAAGTAATTGTCTATATTCTACCATAGTAGGACAAAAGGGTGCGTTAAAAGGATTCATGCAAGGACAACTATGGTTTCCTTGTGCTTGAACTATAAGTGGTTCATACCGAAGCCCGCATACTATTCCTCTCTTGTCTATATAATATTCTTTGTCTGCGGGCGCCCGATGTCACTCTGGACTAGACCCGGCGCCCGCACTTATTTCAATTCCTTTAAATGTAGTTATTACATTATTATTTGGAAATATTTTACTTACTATTTTGCACATTTCAGAAGCAACGTCAATATCCCATATATCTATATCTACTGTTATAATAATATTATCACCATCTTTTAAATCTAATTTAGATATAATAATACCTGGTTCTATTTCAAATTCTTTTTTCTTCATTTTTTCTTTCCATTTCTTCTTCCCATCTTGAACATTTTGAAGCATTTAACATTAAAGCCATAATAAGAACTCCTAAACAGGCTCCGCAACTAAAACTAACTATTAATAAGAGTATCTTTAATACCATTTAAAAAATCCTCCTTATTTTCAATTATTATATCTACATCTAAACTTTTCTTTACCCTTGTATAAGCTGAATATAATTCAGCATCTTTTAACATTTGTTTAATTGCCATAGGCCTATTATTTCTATTTTCAAATCTCATTCTATATAATTCATAATTTACATTAGTTGTCATAGATTGTTCCTCATCGGAGCAGAACCAATTTTTCACTAGCTCTAGTGCAGGCTGTATATAGCCAGCGTGCATGTTCAAGTTTCACGAATGGAAAACTTTCTTCGAGAACTAATACTTTTTCGAACTCGCTGCCCTGCGATTTATGGCAGGTTATTGCGTAACCATACGAAAACTGCCGCGGTACAATGTCTCCGATTTTCATTTTCAATTTACCAAGTGCATATGATTCCCGCCAATCAAGAAAAGGTTCACCAGTTTCAATCATACATTTATCCATATCTACATTAGCATAAGTTTCACCATCATCTGCAAGAAAAATGCCTTGAATTACTGGCATTCGATGATTTTTCATTTTAACATAATAAGGTGCATCAATAAAGCTTTCAAATGGATTACGAATAATACCTGTAGAACCATTTACTAAAGCACCATTTCCAGACTCACTAATATCGTCCCAATAATTTCTAAGACAGATCATCCGCTCTCCATCTTGCGGGTTTCCATGATAACCTAATATAGATCTTACCTGATTATTTACTGCTCCTCTTGTTGCATTTGTTGCACAAATAATCTGGTCTGCCCAAGTATAGTGCCCAGTCACGAGAGAAGACTTGGGAGCAATAATAACTTCTTTTCCCTCAAAATAATTAATATCTTCTTGATTACGAATCTTCATTGTAAGTCTAATAATTTCAGACTCAGCTGCTTGTCTCATAATAGTTGAAAGAAAAATATCTGGATGCTCAAGATAATCATGTGCTTCAGTTTTATCTATTTGAGGTAACTGAAAACTATCTCCAATAAAAATACAAAAAACTTTATGTTTTAATAACATATCAATCATAGACTTTGGAGCAAGTGAAATCTCGTCAACTACAACAATATCATATTCTAATGACATTTTGGGTTTACGAAAAAAGCCTCCTCCTGGGCGTGGAATGCTATCATATAGTAGTCTATGTAAAGTCATAGCATTTTTATTTCCTTTGCGTCTAAGAACTTCGGCGGCTTTCCCTGTATAACAAGCATAGGTTACACGATCTTGATCTACATCTAAAGCTTCTATAGCAAATTTTACTAGGGTACTTTTCCCAACTCCAGCGAAGCCGCATATCGTGACATATTTTTCATGGTTTTTATATTTTTCTAATATAATTTTTAATGCTTTTTCTTGTTCATTCGTTAATATCATTTTCAGTCACCCATTCCCAATGTTTTCCTTGAGTTGTTTTTCTTTCACCATTGCATACTCTAGTAATACAAGTATGCGCTGTATTATATGCTTCAGCAGCTTTTCTAGCTGATAAAAATACTTCTCCAGTTTCAATACATCTTACTTTTTTAGCTCTTGGATGATTAGTATTCATAAAATTAGTTATCTTTTGTTTTTGCTCTTCTGATAAAGTTCTACCAGTTAAAGCCTTTGAAATTTTTTGTTTTGTTTCTTCAGAATGTTTTTTCCCATACATTGGATTTTTATCTCCTACAGGAGGGTCTAAATGTTTAGGATTATTATCTCCTTTCCAAAGACCTCTTTCCTTAGCTAATTTACTTAATTTTTGTTTTGTTTTTTCAGATAAAGCTCCATTAGAACCAGCCTCCCTTATATTATATCCATTTTCAAAATATCGAGAATGATAAAAATCCATATAATATCCTTCCCAATAATTAGCTTCTTCTAAAGTAAGATTTTCTTTTAAAATAATATGTTCAAAACCATCCCATCCATATGCTTGTATGGCTTTCCAAAATATACTTTGATCTTTATCTGATTTATTATAATCATAATAATCAATTCCATTATTACGCCAACGTCTTTCTATATTGCAACTTTGACCAACGTATGTTTTATTTGTAGTTTTATTTATGTGAACATAAACAACATATTTTTTTCTTCCAATTTTTATATTCCTCCTTAATGTTATTTTATTTATTATTATATTTTAAAATAATATTAAACCGATGAGTTAACTTTGTCCCCGGTTCCATAAATAGTTCCTTTTATTTTTCTTTATAATTTATTATATCATTTTTTTTATAAAAAATCAAGCGGAAGATATTAATCTTCCGCTTTTATTGTTCTTATAGTATAAATTTACTTATTTTTATTTTTTTCAAATCTTTGTATTCCATGTATAATAGCACTTATTCTAACATCCACTTTTTCACTTTCTTCACATAATTTTTTAATATATTCTTCAATTTCAATTTTAGAAAATGAATTATTAAGAGAAGGAAAATCTTTTAATAGCATATTTAAGGCTTGAATTATATAATCATTTAAATAAATATATTTAGGATCTTTTAATGCAATATTAAAATTTCTTCTTTCATTATCAGAATATTCTATAATAATATATTCTAATATTTTTTTAATAAAAATTAATTGTCTATAATACTCTTCTAATTGTTCTTTTTCTTTTTTAATTCTTCTATTTTAGCATAAACAGGATAATAAAATTCTTTATATTCTTTATCGTCATAAGTATCTCTGTCTTCAAAAAACATAAGCACATCCTCCTATAATTTCATAATCTTCAAGCAATAATTGAGCAGAAATATTTCCATTCCATTCATTTTTATTACAACGACATATAGCATCAATTTCCACATAACCAGTTTTAGAAATAAGTTTTTCATATTCTTCATCTGGCATCCTAAATTTAATAATAGGCACGCCATTAGGTAAAGTTATTTTCAGCGTGTTGCTTGCCATCATTGTCAGCATATCTTTCGTAATTTGTATTCCTCTGATAGCAACAAGAGGTTCATCAATACCTTTTCCAATATATGGGGCTAAATCTGCAATTTCTAATATCTTTTCTGCATCAGCATCTTTATAATTCCAAATATAATCTACATAATAAATAGGCTCATTCGGCATATCTTTTAATATTTCATCTGTTGCATCTATAAACTGAAGAAGGTTCTCTCCATATACTTCCCCTGTAAATTCATCTCGTTTTCCCATTGTGATACCCAAACCAAAGGCTCCTTGATGACCAACTGTATAATCACAAGCATTAGTTTCTGCGCATATGTCTTTAAAATTAGTTACTCCTACTTTATCGCATCCTCTTGCAGAACCTTCATATGATTCAGTTCCATCTTCCGCAACTCTTTTAGTTAATATGCAACAAGGTCTTTGATATTTAGCCATTAATTTATTAGCTATAAGACCTCTTATTTCTGCTTTAATAGACCCCGGCTCTAAAAGGAATAAAAGCACTTTATGATCTAATAATTTTTGTTCTTTAATAAGATGTTCAACTAATTCAATTCCTGCTTCTTCAGCTCTTGTTTGGCGATTTTTTACATTGGTGCAAGTTCTAATTGCTTGATCTACTAATCTTTCAGTTTCACCTTGTTTATGTCCTCTTTTATTTGAAGGAATTTGTTTAAATGCTTTAAATTTAAGCATAGAATCAAAAATTAATTCTTTTTCTTCAAGAGTACCAGATCTAGTTATTGCATTAACAAGAGGTACAATATAGAAGGTAGCACCCCAGGCAGTAGGTTCATCACCTAATTTAAATTTATTTTTCTGCCACATTTCATAAATAAAAGGATTATGAATATTATTTGGATTTAATCCTTTTGTAATAAGTCTGCGGGTTTCGGGTGACTTAAGACTCATCATATCTCCATCAAGGCCCAGGGCCACTAAATCAAGATACCAGTCTTCAATATGTTTATCTTCAAGTCCACGAACTCGACTAACATATTTGCAAAATTGATACACGACTCCAGCACCAGATAACTCTTTATTAGGATATTGCGGGAGTTGACTATTAATAAGATAGCAATATGAAAAAGGATCTATTTCTAATTCGTGATGATCTAAGATAATAATTTCTCGTCCATCATCATGTAATTTTTGCAATTGAACTATATCATTGCTTCCCGCATCTGGTATAATAACTAATTCAGGTCCTATATCTTCAATCCAATCCATGCAATCACTAAGACCATGTTGTTTGCCATCATGCATATACCAAAATACGTGATCTTTCATCCAATCTTCGGATTTAAGATCACAAATATAATTTATAAGTATTGCTGAACTAGTGTATCCATCACAGTCACAGTCTATTACTACACAAATTATACTATCTGCATCAAGATTAGTTAAAAAACATTTCGCAGCTCCATCCATTAATTCTTTTCCAAAGATAATTGGATCATTAATATCTTCATCTGTTAAATTAATATAATGCTTAATATTTTCTGGTACAATTCCTCTATTAATAAGAATTTGTTCTATGGCGCTATATTTTGGGTTAGGTGGGTTTATTAATTTAATTTTCATTTCTCATTCATTTACTCCTTTTTGTTTTTTAAAATGCGGGTAGGGATTTGCACCCTACATAGCATCTACACCCACACGGACACACTCACAAGATGCCTTTGGGATCCTCCTGACCAGCGTCTACCTATTCCGCCACCGCACTATATTTAATTTATAATAAATTTACTTGTTTCAAGTAATAAATCTTCAATACATAAATTATTTAAATGAGTATATGGTATTCTCATTATATAGATTAACTCTATTTTTATATAATTTTAAAAATACTTCTTTAGATTTGTCTATGGGCGAATCTTTATAGCCTAGTAAATTTTCTTTATCCCATAAAAAAGATATAGTAACATAATTACCATACTTTTTATGTATATTTTTTAAATTTTTTATAATTCTTTGTGCTTCTACAGAAGATATATCTGTAAAATCGTGATCAAAAGCAATAATAATTTCTTCTGCTCCTTGTTGAATTAAGAGCCAAACCTGATAATTTATAAAACTAGATCCACATACTGCACAACTAATATCATTCTCTTCTCCAAAATAACTTCTATATTTAAGACAACTTTTTTCCGATTCAAATACAAATGCTTTTTTAATATTTAAAATATTTTTTTTACTATGATTTAAATTATAAAGGTTAAATGATAATGGATGATTAAATAACTGTCCCTTTATATATGCAGGTCTATATTTACCGTATAATTCTGCATCTTCTTTTATTATAGTCCTTTCTCTAATTCCTACTAATCTATTATTAATATCATAATGAGGAATTACAATCCCGCAATTTTGAGGATCAAAACATATTCCCGCATTGTTCATTACTTCTCTTGATATTCCTTCTTTTTCCCACGGGGTAATAATAGGATGCGGAAGATTTTTTAAAAAAGAACCATTATATTCTTTTAATTCAACTTCTTGATTATTTATATTTATATCTTTAATTCTATCATATTTTTCAAATAATTTCAAATCTTGAGTAATTTGACTTTGTTCATCAAAATCTTGTTCGTTTGGAGCAAAACCAAATTTCTTAGCTATATAATCTATACATTCAGGTAAATTCCATTCCGAATCTTCTCTTTGTTTAGGTTGTTCCCTACTTAATACTTTCCGCGTTAATTCAAAAATATCAAAAGTTGGTTCTGCACAATCAGTATAGCATCGAAATAAATTTGTATTAGAATAATAATAAAGTTTATGAGATTGCCCACAATGACAGATAGTTTTAGATATAATAGTGTCCCCTTTTTGAAATGGTTCTCCACCAAATTCAGAAAGAAGTTCTATTACTTGATCTGTTGTTAAATTCTGTTTAATCTCATCTTTATTATAAGTATACATAAATACTCCTTAATCTAGTTAAAATGCACTCTCATCCTGGATCTCTATCTTCAAAAGCGGAAGATCAATTACATTATATGCCCAATCCGTTACAAAATAAGTTTTATATGAACATATGCCTGGGTTAGTTACCATCCATAAATAAATGCCCTTCCATTTATTTGCTCTGCTTTTATAAACACTTAATTTTACATTAGGAATAGGTAAATTATTTTTATTACAAAATTGAGTAATTTTTTCTTTATCATCTTTTGTTACTTCCAATAGGATTCCACCCCAGTCTACTCTATCTGCAATAGCTTTAGAACCACGAAGCAAATTCTGATCTGGAGTTTCAGATGTCTGATATGATGCATTTAGCTGCGTACTTGAAACTATACATACACTATGCTTTAATGCAATCTCTTTCAATTTTGACGACATAAGAAAAAGAATATTATCTTCTCTTAATTTAATACCAGAGCCGCCGCCAATTTCAGAAATAATCTTTGTTGAAGTATGAATATAATCAAAGAAAACATATTTAACTTGTTTTTCTCTAATATACTTCTTTATTACAATTTCAATATCTTCAGTTCCAAAATCTGGTAAACAAACAAATTGAACTTTTCCTTGTTTTAATAATTGTTTAGCTTTTTCAATACGTTCCCATTCACCAGCATAATAATTATTCATTTGAATATGATCTTCTTCAACTCCTGATAAGAACGCAAGTGCGGATGGTTGAATTTCATCTATTTCTTGTTCTGTTGCAATAAATAAAACTGATTCTGCGGCACCTGTCGTAATCCATTTTTTCTGATCTGCATCATACATTTGGCTGCAACCAATATAACAAGCATCTGCAATTGCTGCACGAGTTTTACCTACGTTAGTTGCGGCAGATCTCAAATAAAATTTCCCTAGGCGAGCTCCGCGAGTTACAGTAGAAAAGTAAATATCATAAAATGGATAACCAATAGCAGGAGTTTTAGCAAAATTATCAAGTAATTCATCAATTCCTGTGCCTAATTGACAACCATACTCTTGTACATCTTCAACGCAACTTTCTCTAATTGCATCAATTTTATCATTAATTTTTTCGTCAATTTCTCTTACTGTTGCATTATCTAACCAATCTTCTTGTTCTTGTTTTTTCTTTAAATTATGAATTTCATCAGGATTATAAAGCCAATCAAGATCCATACCTAAAGATTCATAACCTCTAAGTAAGGACATTTTTTTCATTCTATTATAATAATAATCAAAGGTACTTAAATTTGCATTATCCGCCGCCCGCAAAAGAAATTCTGCACCATTATTTGCTTTAAAGAATCCAGCAGCTTTAGGTCTTTGACTTAAATAATCTTCAATTGCGGGAAGTGTGATTTCTTTTGCTCCTAATTGCCAAAGCTGATAAATACAAGTAAATACAATTTTATGAAAATCATCATAAAAATCATGTTCTTTAAATGTATATTTATCTTCTTTTTCAAATATTTTTGGATTTTTATATACACATCCAATTACTTGAACCAGATTAGAAATTTCTGTATAACGACTACTCTTCATTCTTCTTCCCACCCTTCCAAATCAAAAAATATTCTTCGTAAATGATTTTGTTTTTCTGGAGGTTTTATTGTTATTTCTTTGACTTGCACATTAATTGTCTTATTTTCATTAGCTTGCTGTGCAATATACAGAGCTAGGTAATAATTATATGCATCTTTATAGACAAAAGGCACAATGCCTATAGAATTATTCGCTTTATTTATAGGATTGTTTTTAACTTCAAAAAAGTATATTAAAGACTTTAATATACCCGAATAAGAATATCCATTTTCATCTTTAAATTTTTTAATCTGCTTATTTACTAATGCCCAATTAGTATTATCTCCAAATAAAGACTTTATATATTCTTTTAGTTTAATAAGATCTGGATCTGCTTCTTTTAAATCTAAAGGAACTAATTCTCCATCTGGTTTACATTCATAATGAGCATAGCGGCGGGCGCTGAATTTAACTGCTTGAACTAAGTCCCTATCAAATTTTTTCCCACATACTGCACATATAACAGGATGCCCCATATATTTTTCACCTACTTTTTTTATACTATATTATAATTATATCATAATTTTTATATAAAATCAAGCGGGAGATAACTTATCTCCCGCATTAATTATTTCTCTTTAATAATATCTTCCAATTCAGTAACAATTAAGTCCATAGCTTCTACTTGCTCTCTTGTTACATCACGTACTTTCTTACCTTTACCAAGATAACGTTCAATGATTTGAGTAATTCTTGGCTGCCAATAATCTCTAAACTTAATACCTTCTTCAGTCTCAGCTTTTCCATCAGAAGAGCCAGGAATATTAGCAATAATAGTATTAAATCTCTTCATTAAATCATCAAAATCAAGATCGGTTGTAGTATCAAGATGTACATTTTCTCTCTCTTTTGTGAAAAGATCAGAACCATCTTCCTCCATTTGCTTATCCAAAGCATCTCCAATAGCTTTAACAAGATTATCATAGCTTAAATCAATATAATCAGGTGTATATTTAAAACGAGAACCAGCTTCATAACGAGAAGTACCGCGCATAAACATTACAACTTTTTCTTTACCAGATTCATCTGGAACGGATCTAGTATAACCGATAATATCGCTCATTCTTGCAAGAACATTGTTAGCTCTCTTATCAAGAGTAGGAACAATTTTATTATATTCTGTTCCACTTTCATTTTTAAAAGTCTTATCAGTTTCATGAGAGATAACTACAAGACCATAACCTAATTGAACAATCTGACGAAGACAAGAATCAAATTCTTTTTCAATCATTCCATAACCCTTACCAAAAGGAATATCAGATACGGAATCTACGCCAGTTCCACCATCGGGTCTAGTATAATTATCACAGATATATTTTACACAATAGTCATATGCAATATCTGCGGTATCGACAATAATTGTTTCAAACATAGTTTTCGCATTTGGTTCTTTAAGCTGGCGAAGAACTTGACGAAATTCGCCCCAGGAATTAATAGGTTGAGCCATTGCTCCAGGAATTGCAGAGTAACCTTTTTCAAAAGCTAACAAAAAATGCTTTGGGAATTTAACTGCGGTAGTTGTCTTACCTGTTTTCCATCCGCCATACATAAATACAGAATAACCGCGCATATCACGACTTACTTGATGAGGTTTTACACTAAAAATATCAATACTTGCCATTTTAAAAATCTCCTTTAAAAAAATTCAAAACAACTTTTTGATTTTGGGACACGATCATTGACCGCCCAGCAATTAATTTCTCTTTATATTAAAAGAATTGTTCATAAAAATAGATTAAAAATATTGGGGAGTAATTTTACTCCCCTTTATTTTTATTCTTTGATTAAAAGTTAAATCCGCCATCCGCAGCAGGAGCCTTTGTGTTTCCAAAAGGAACCTCATCTCCCGCATTTTTCTTTGTCTGCCACTCTTCCTGATTCTTCTTTACTTCTGCCAATTTAACTTCTCTATCAGCAAGAGCTTTCTTAATTTCATCTTCAGTAATACCATTCTTTTCATCGCCAATCTCATATGTTGAATCCGGCTTAGAAGTACCTGTTACAATCCACTCTCTCTTGGTATTGGTGTACTCTGTTACCATAGCTTCACCGAATGCAGATTCCTCTTCTTTCTTAGTAACAATGGTTGTGCAATTAATGGAACCCCAAACTTTAGTGAATGTCATATTTTTTGGAGATGCATCAAGAGATTCAAAATAATTAATTCCACCCTTGCTCTTAACTACAAACTCAACCGGAAGAATTGCACCTCTAAAGTCAAATACTGCGCCTTTAACTACAAGATAATCTTCTGCAATATTTTTCTCTTCGTCCTTTTCAACTACGTGAGTGCCATTAATCAACATATCGCACTCAAATTTATTTCTATCTTTCTCTTCAGGCAAGGTCTTAACTGTTGATACAAAACCACCCTCGCATCTCTTTGCGGAAACCAGAGTCTCTTCTCCATTACGAGTTGAATAAAAATCATTCAAACCGATTGCTGTATCAACCTTAACACAAAGTGCTACATCCTTACCATCAGCAATAACAGTCTTACCATTATCAATAATATTCTTCAAAACTGTATAAGTTGCATTTTTCTTACCCTGCTTTGTCATTTCAGTTACATAAGTAAAATGTACCTGAACAATATTTAAACAAGCATCATCTGTAGCAATATCAATAGTACCATTAATAAATTCTGTACCATAGCTCTGCTTGCTTGAGTCCTGTACCGTCTTCAGTGCCAACTTATGATCATAAACTCTACCACTCAATGTAACCTTATTCAATGCTTTTCTCATTTTTTCTTTTCTCCTTAAAAATTTATATCTTTATTTTTCTAAAGACTATATAATAATTATATCAAAATTTTTTTAATTTTTCAACTTTATTCTGCAGAAGTATCAGTCTCAATCCCCGTTGACGTGATTGCATAAACAATAGGATCAGTTCCTACTTTTTCTACATAGCCATCTGTTACCAACTTCCGCATTGCTCCAGATGCTGTTCTTGAAGAGATACCAAGACCTTCACCAATATCTTTTGCTTTAAAAAGATTATTATACTGATCTTTATGTTCTTTCATATAATTTAAAACCAATTTACCATTCTCTGTAAATTTTGGTTTTTCCTTATCTCCACTTACTTGAAGTCCATTCCAAAAATCAAGAGCATCCTGAGAGAATACCTTTTCTGGAGCATCTCCCGCCAACACTAATACTTCATTAATAAAAGTTTCTTTCTTTGACATTTTTTAATTCTCCATTTCCTTTAATATATAATTATTATATCATAATTTTTATTAATTTTCAAATGTAATTAATTGTTCAGCATATGGGAGAGATCTTATCCAGTCACAGAAAGACCACCACTCGGTCAGTTTATGCGACTTACGCCAATGATAAATCTGTCTAAGCACAGCATAATTGCAAGTAAATGTACGTGTTTGTAGCCAAGACTCAGGAAGAATACGAATAAGTTCTTTCCAATATTTTATGTTTTTTGTTTCAAGGTATCTTTTACGAAGAGTTTCACAATAGTCAATAATATTATCCCATATATCATCTACATAATCATCAATATTGAACGGCTCTCTATCATACACTTTAAGTGAACCATTATAATCGTCCATTTCAAAGCAATCTTTTGTAATTGGCGTTGATGCTAATTTGTGCATTGTAGATGTAGAATTAGCTACAGTTGCTACTTTATAAGTATCCATTTCTTTCCACCAATAGAGTGGAGCAGTTATATCTACACTAACAAAAATTTGTCGTAGAAACTTATCATTAGGATTCCCCGCCTTAATCATGCGCTGTGCAAGATCAAGATCATTAGCACCAATGAAAACATATTCACCAGCTTGTTTCCCACTTCCGCGAATATATCCTCCATTATCAAATAACCATTCTCTTATTTCTTCTTCATTTGGATCAATTCTTTCATCTTTCCAATTATTAATATATGAATATACAACATCATTAGCAACCTCATCCATCCAAATATCATTATCTGCAATACCAAATTCACTATCAGATTTAGCATAACTTTCTAGGGGATGTCTTAATCCCCTGAAAGCATTTTCCCAATTACCTGTCCAAGTATTTGTAAAAACTATTTTAATCACCTTCTTTTCCTAATAATTTATTTATCGTTATATTTATTGAAGACCTCATACTATAAATTCCTCCGCAATTTCATCAACAATACCTTTTTCAATAGCTTCTTTTGCATCATACCAAACATCATCTTTCTTAATATCTTTATATTCTTCTTCTGTGATATTTGTATTTTCAATAACAATATCTTTTAATTGATTTAATTGTTTTTTATAAAAAGCAGCATAATTAGCAAACTGTCCGGCTGTACCTCCATTAGAAGTAGCTCCTTCATGGAACAAATAAGAAGAATGTGGATATGCAATTCTCTTATTACAAGAAATAAAAATAAAAAATCCACCAGAATAAGCATTACCTGTGCAAATACCAATAACAGGAGTTTTACTCATTTTAATTGCATCAATAATAGTAAAACTATCAGTTAAAAATCCACCACAAGAGTCAATAATAAGTTTAATAGGTTTACGATCTTCTATAGGAATATTTTCATCACATTTATTCCAATAACGGATATAAGCATCAACCGCAGAGCCTAAACCATCTTCAATTTCACCTATCGCAATTTCTCTATTTAATGCGGCATCCAGATCAATAAAATCATTGAAACTTTTAATATCTCCCTTTACATTTTCAACAAGAGCATTGGCTAATTCATTAATATCAATTTCTTGAGTTTCATAATCTACTTTTGCCATTTTATATTCTCCTTTTATTTAGAATTTCCATTTTGACTATTATATCCATAATCTTTTGATTGATATAATTCTATATAATATTTTTCTTTTTCATTTAACTCTGCGGGCGTGCAGAACTCTAAAACTTCAAAAGAAAAATTCCATAAGCCATCTTCTCTCATAGCTTTATATAACTTATTTCCAACAGGAGTATCTATACCTAATCCACATTTTGCGTGTTGTTTCCAACGGTCCGATAAATTAGTCGCTTGACCAATATAGCAGATATTATTTTTTTGATTAGTTATTTTATACACTCCACTTTTTACTCCAGTCCCTATAATATTATTACAAAGACTTGTCATAGGTTTCTGAAAGTAAGTTTGCCATACTAGCATCGACAGTATACGCGGGGCATGAAGCTGTTCCTTAACACGTTCAAGAACTTTTATATCATCTAATTCAGAATCTTTTATAGTTAAACAATAGAAAGAAAGCTTTTCTTTAATTTCTTGTTCTTTTAATTGTGCTTGAAGTGCGGCAGCGCGGGTTTGACGAACTTTTTCTAAGATCTCCCGTTCTTTAGACAGCTCCTCCGCAATTTTTTGCTTTTCTTCTTCAAGATATTTTTGATTATCTTCTTTCTTTTGTTCTAAATCTTTATTTATATTATTTTGTATATTAAAATATGAATCATTAAGTTTTTGAATACTTTGTTCATATTCTTTTTCTTTTTCTTCATAATTTTTTATTAAAATTTCACAATAATTTTCAAATGCTGATTGAGATAATTGTTTTTGTGAATCAATAGTTTTTGTTACATTTTGTTGAATATTATCAAGATATTTTTGTTTATCTTCAATAGTTTTATCTAAAGAATTTATTTTTTGTTCTGAATAATATACTTTATCATTTATTTCTTTATTTATATTATACAATTTATTTTTTAAATTTTCAACTTGTTGCAACCTATTATCTATATCATTTTGTATTTCTTTAGATTGTTTATTTAGTTCATCTATATTAGCATTTAATTTATGTATATTTTTTATTTCTTTTGTATAATGTAAAAAACTATATATGCAAATTATTGAGCATATTATACAAATTATTCCTAGAATTTTTATTATCATAAGTTTCTCCTTAAAGAAAATGGGTGAAGTTTAAAACTTCACCCATTTTATTTTTATCATAAGAAGTAATTTATAATTTCAATTACTCAGCTGAAGCCGCAGCATCCTCTGCCTTAGCTGCCTCATGATCATAAGCCTTACCAGCCGCAGTAGACTTAATAAACTTAACTGTCTTATGAGTACCATCCTCAAGTTCAATCTCTGCTGGAATTCTCTCTGCAAGTCCCTTGTTACGAATCAAACCAGATGTAACAATACCATCTACAGATTTCTTTTCCATACCAAGTGCTTCAGCAATATCTGCTGCTGTAACGTTCTCATCACCGATACTGTTAAGATAATTCAATACTACTAAACTCTTTTCACTAACACTTTTTCCCATTTTTAAATTCTCCTTAAAATTTTATTTTTTTATTTTATTTATAAAGTAGATAGATATGTTATTTTTATATCTCTCACTTTTATATATATATTATAACAAAATTTTTCATAAATTGCAAGACGTTTCTTCTAAAAGTTTCACTAAAGCGAACAGATCATCTGGCTCCAAGGAACTCATAATCATATCCATTTTAGTCATATTCTCAGGTAGGTTATCGCCGTGTCGGCATGCTTGTTCCAACTCCAGAACTTTCTTTGCAATTTTTTCTAAATCTTTGTTTTTCATATTTTATCTATCTCCTTACATATACTATTATAACAAAAATTTTCTAAAATTGCAAGTGATTTCAGCTAATTTTCATTATTTCATTGACAGATATTCATCTTCTGTAATGACCGTTACCCCAAGTTCTTTTGCTTTAAGCGACTTTGCGGAAGATGAATCTTCATTACTAATAAGATAATTAGTTTTAGAAGATACTGAACCAGTTACTTTTCCACCATTTGCTTCAATATCTGCTTTAAGCGCATCTCTATTTTTAAATTGACCAGAAGTTAACTTACCAGTGATAACAAACACTTTATCTTTAATAGCGGCAGCCTGTTGAATTTCAGGCTGAACCTCTGGCTGCTTAAAAGTAAACATCGCTGCAATTTCATCTGCTTCATCGTAATCAAACTTATTAATTGCTTTACTCATTTCTGGACCAAATCCATCAATTTCATACCAGTTACTGCCAATTGCCGCCCTAAACTCTGTCCAAGTAGGGTAATGCTTTACGATTTCTTTTGCAACTGTAGATCCAATACCATTAATCCCAATAGCACTAATAAAAGATTCTAATGTACATTTTTTAGATTTTTCTATTGACTCTAATATTTTATTTACACTATTTTCTCCGAAACCAGGTTCTTGACTCCATTCTATTTTATATTTTTCTAAATTATAAATATCAGAAAAATTAGCAATCCAATTTTTTTGAATTAAAAATTCAATAGTTTTTTCACCAAGACCTAAAATATTCATTCCTTTTTTAGAGCAAAAATGCTCTAGCTTATGTAACAATGTTCCATTGCAATCTTTATTAATACATTTTAATATCTTTACCCCTGATGGAGAGGTATCTATAATTAATTTTTGTCCACATATAGGGCATTCTGTTGGTATATTTATATATACTATATTATTCATACAAATTCCCAATGATAACCTCCCGCAATTTTTTTCAGCTCGTTCAATATATGGAATAATTTGATTTCTTTTTACTACCCAAATTTTTTGTCCTACATAAGGTTTACCTAATTTTTCTTCTAAAACAGATAAATTAAATAATGAACATTTTTTAACAGTAGTTCCATCTATTTCAATAGGTTCAAATATTGCAACTGGAGTAAGAATACCGTTTCTTGAGACATCATAACTAATGTTTTTCAATTCTGTTTCATATTCATCATCGTAGAATTTGAAAGCCATATCTCCCCTGAAGTGATGATCTGTATTACCTAAACTATTATAATATTTTTGACTTTCAAATCTAAATACATAACCATCAATAGGATAGATATGAGATTCATTCATTTCATTCAATACCTCAATGGTATCTTCTACTGTTTCCATATCTCCTACTCTTGGGACTGTTTCAAAACCCCATTCATCAAGTTTTTCAAGTCTCCAAAAGAAGAAATCAATATCATCCCGCCCTTTAATCAAATCCCAAGCTACAAACGTAAGATTGCGGGCTGCAGACTCTTTAGCATCTAGTAATCTAATGCTTCCACTTGCAAAATTACGAGGATGTTTATATTCATCTGCAAATTTTTCAAAATCTGGATATTTACAAATTACTTCACCATCTATTACTGTTATTTCTTTATTTGGAATTACTTTAGGAACACTTTCCATCACCATAATATTATGAAGAATGTCCTCACCTATAATACCATTTCCTCGGGTTTCTGCCCTTACTAATTTACCATCTTCATATGTTAAAGAGCAAGTTAATCCATCAAGTTTAAACATACCACACCAGTCATGTCCCTTGACAAAACTCTTGATTTCTTCTATATCTTTTGTTTTAGCAAGAGAAAGCATAGGGTGATTATGTTCTACTTTTTTAAGATTATCAACAACAGTATAGGAAATGGACTGCGTTGGAGAGTCTGGATAAATAATACCAGTTTCTTCTTCCATTTTCTGTAACTCAAAATAAAGTTCATCCCATTCTTTGTCAGAGATAAGCGGATGGCCTTCATCATAATTTTTTGTATATCTATTAAGTTTCCAAATTAAATCTTTTATATTTTGCGCTATATAATCCATGTTTTTCTTCTTTCTTTTTTATTTCTTACATATATATATTATATCATAATTTTTTATAAATGTCAAAAACGGGGAATAGTATTAACTATTCCCCGTTCCGAACCAATGATCTTGAATTTTTACTCTGTTATTCATTTTAGGATTAGATAAAGAATTAAAATATATATAATCTTCTGATAATATAGGCTCTTCTGTACCTACTTTATCTAATATTGGTTGTATGCTTGCTACATTCTCTGCTGATACGTTAGCTCTTCCGCGCCATGTTGAAAATTGGTGGGATTGACTTAGTACACCTTCTACTGTATTGGGCCATACATCACTATTCAGTCTGTTTAATATAACTTCTATAACTGCGCGTTTTCCTTCTTCACTTTGGTTTCCCGCTTCTCTGAAAGCAATGCGACAGATTAAATCTTTTTCATAATTAGTTAATCCATCAATAGTATCTGCATATCTACTTTTGGCTAATGTGGGATCATCATTAATTTCTATTTCTTCTTCAACTACTTTATCTTCTTCTGTTACTACTATTTCGTCTAGTCCTGCGATTGTTATTTCACCTGACACAGCAAGTGTTGAATCATCAGGTACTTGAGTTGATTGTTGATATTCTATAAGTTTATCAACTCTTTGGTTTAGTACGTTAACGTCATTCATCAGACGCAGAGAGCAAGCAAGTAAAATGATACTTAATAAAGATGTAAAAATTAAAATATAAGATTTTTGAAACTCATTCATTATAAATATAACCTCCATTATTTATAATGATCCCAAATATACATAATATATTTAATTATTATGCAATATAACTTTTTGTTGTTTGACCAACATAATTATATTATAACAAAAATTTTTATAAAAGTCAAGCGGGAGATGCTTGACATCTCCCACTTAAATCTTTGTTATAGAGATAATCCTATTATCTTTAATCACCATATTACCATTACTTGCTTTTGAGCCAGAAGATACTTCTGCTGCGGAGAAACAGATTGAAGTCTTATTTCCGGTGACGAGGATATTATCTTCATCAGACACCATCGCCGCACCTACTACATTTCCAGTTTCAGATACTTTACTTGCTATTGTACCTTTTCCGCCTCTACCTTGAATCATAAACTCTTTAAGTTCAACTTTCTTTCCAAGACCGTTTGCGGTAAAGATTGCAAGTTTATCAGTTTCTTTATGAACCGGAAGTGCTGCAACTACTTCATCATCCTCCGCAAGATTAATGCCTTTTACACCAATAGATAATCTACCAATAGCGCCAATATCTTTTGTTACGAATCTGATACTCATACCATTCTTACTAACGATAATCATTTCTTCATCATCCTGGAAACTTACTGCCGCGACGCTATCACCTTCACGTAGCTTAATAGCAGCGATTCCCGCATTTCTCTTCGCACCGAGATACTCGTTCAAAAATGTCTTTTTAAACATTCCCTGTCTTGTTATAAAAATGGCAAATTTCGGCAACGTAGTTCTGTGTAGTGAAGTCACAGCTATAACCTTTTCATTCTGATCGAGTTGTACTAAACTATTAATAGGAACGCCTTTTGTTGCATTTGTTCCATCAGGAATGTTATCAACAACAGTACGATACATCTTACCAGTGTTGGTGAAGAACATCATATAGTCTACTGTGTTTGTCTTAATAGTAGACATAACTGCATCATCTTCTGATTTAACGCCCTTCCCGCCACGTCTCTGTACTTTATAACTAGATACAGGAACTTTCTTAATCAGACCAGATTGAGTTGTTACTACTACTACATCGACAGGAACTACCGTTTCTATTTCTTTTTCTTCTGGTTTGATATCAATATGTGTAAGTTCAGTATGGCGGGCTCCCGCATACTTCTTCACAAAAGAATTAAATCTTTCAAGATAAATTTCTTTTTGTTTACTTACATTATTAATAACTTCTTCACATTTTTCTATTGTTGAAGTTAAATCAATTCTTTCTTGATTAAGTTCAACTTTTTCAAGATGTGCTAATTTACCGAGTTTCATATCTACAATAGCTTTCGCTTGTCTTTCTGTAAACTGATATTTAGCAACAAGATTTTTAACTGCATCAGAAGAACTATCACTTTTCTTAATTAAAGCAATAATATTATCAATATCTTCTAATGCTTTTATAAGACCTTCAACAATTTCTAACCTATCTTTTGCTTTATTTAAATCAAATTCATGCTCTCTTTTGATACAATCATAATTATGTTGAATATAAATATCAAGATACTCTTTTAAAGTTAATAACTTAGGTGTCTTTCCTACAAGAGCAAATTGATTAGCAGAATAAGATTTTTGTAATGTAGTTTTTCTATAAAGCTGATTAAGAACCCCTGCAGGTGCTTCATCACATTCAATTTCAATTAAGAGTTTTTTCTTATCGCTCTTGTTTAAAATATTAGAAATACCTGTCAATTCATCTTTCTGAATAAGCTCTTTAATTTGTGCAATAAATGGTTCTACATAAACTTGGTAGGGTATTTCTGTAATGAAGATACTTTTTCCCTTAATATCAGCCTTCCCGCGCAGTATAACTTTACCTTTACCAGTTTTATAAATTGGAACTAAATCTTTCTTATTTATGATAATACCGCCAGTAGGGAAATCAGGAAAGATATTATCATAATCTATTTCTCCTGTTTCAAGATATTTGATAATAATTGCTGCAAGTTCTGTTAAATTATGCGGCAACCATACATTGGCTATTGTACTACCAATACCTTGACATCCATTAATCATTAATCGTGGCATAAGCGCTGGAAGAACCTGAGGCCATTCATCATCTTCTGAGAAGTTAGGAATCATAGGGACATTATTTTTCTTAATGTTATTTAACATTCCTTCTTCTATTACTTTTGCTAGGCGGGCTTCGGTATAACGCATAGCAGCCGGCTCACCACTAATTTGAATAGAACCATTTGCGCCGTGCCAATCTACTTCTGGAATATTGTTAATCCAAGTTTGAGACATTCTTGCGAATGTATCATAAATTGCATCATTACTATGAGGCCACCAGTTAGCAATAATACCGCCTGCAATTTTTGCTGCTTTTACGTGGGGCTTATTGCTACTATATCCTTCATTATACATTTCCCAAATACAAGCTCTTTGACCAGGTTTAAGACCATCTCTAGCATCAGCAAATGCTCTCTGACTATTTGCTTCATATGAAAAGTCAAGAAAGTTCTGACCTAACTCTTGAGTTAATTCCATTGTATTATTCACAGTCATTTGCCTCCTCTGCGTGTTGTAATAAGAATGCTCTTCGAGGCGGTACGCTTGGACCGAGAAGTGTCTCTATTAATACCGCAGCTTTCTTTTCATCAGATACGACTAATTGAGCAATATTTCTTGTAGCGGGATTGAGTAATGCTTCGCAAAGCTCATCTGCATCTTGCTCGCCTAAACCTTTATTTCTATTAATCTGATACTTTTCACCTTGATGCTGAGCTTTATACTGCTCAAGCGCCGCCGCATCTTTCAAATAAATATATTCATTCTTCTTTGTTGTAATTCTAAACAAAGGTGGCATTGTTGTATATATATGCCCATTTAAAATCAATTCTGGACACAACCACCAGAACATCTCAATCAAAAGATTTCTAATGCTAGCTCCATCCGGATCAGCATCCGCACAAAGAAGAATTTTGCCATATCTAAGTTTCTTTATATCATAAATCAATTTATGCGTCTTCGGATCGAGATCAAGACCAATGGCTTTAATAAGATTTACAACTTCTTGGTTTGCAAAAATCTTTTCAGTTGAATTCTTATATGCTGCAATAATTTTACCTCTGATAGGGAAGATAGCGTGAATTTCTGAATTTCTACCTTCAACCAAACCATTTGCAGCAGAATCACCTTCTGCAATTAATATCTCACATTTCAGTCTATCCTTACTCCAACAATCTACCAATTTAGTAGGAAGATTTAAAAGTTGCTTTTTCTTATCTTTCGGTGTAATGTTGCGGGCTGCATCTCTAGCTTTTTTAGCGGCTTCCCGCGCCTTCCGCGCATTAATAGATTTATCAAAAATTATTTTAATATCTTTTTCATTATATCCAAATAATTCTTTTAAAGCAGCAATAGAGAATTTCTGAACATATGTTCTACCTTCAGTTGAAGATAATTCTTCTTTATTCTGACCTTTAAATACTGGATCGATCATTTTAAAATTAATAACTAAAAGTTGCCCTTCTTCTAAATCAGATCCAGTAAGATTTTCATCTTTATCTTTTAACCAACCTTTCTCTCTAGCAAAAGAATTTAAAGTCATTGTAAAAGCTGTTTTAAATCCTGTTAAATGAGTCCCTTTAAACTGAGGAATATTATTTGTATATAATTTAACAGTAGAAGAATAACTGTTATTATACCCAAAGGCTACTTCTACTTTATATGTTCCTTCCTCTTGTTCAAAATAAAAAGGTTTACAAAGCATTTCCTTATCTTTAGTTAAATAAGTAAGATAATCATATAATCCATTTTTTGATTTATATGTTACAAAAGATGCATCTCCTACTTTTTCATTAATAAAAGTAAAAGTCAAGCCTTTACAAAGAAAGCTAAATTCTTCTAACATTTTCTTTAATCTTGCTTCATCAAAATCTATTACTTCAAGATATTTAGCACTAGGATAAAATTGGACTATAAGACCAGTTTCTTTACTATTTATTTTAATTGTTTCGTTTTTCTTTTGTTCTCCATTTATAAATTCAAGAGTTTCTCTCTGTCCATCTCTTTGATTAATAACTATCATTTTATCAGAAAGAGCATTAACGCATTTAGTACCAAGTCCATGCATACCACCAGCAGAATTATAACCACTTTCTCCTGTTGCATTAAGGAACTTACCACCTGCATGCTCTTCTGTAAAACATAACTCTAAAGCAGTCTTTTCGCTTCCTTGTTTTTTGCCAATAGGAATACCACGACCATTATCTCTTATTTTTAAACTTCCATCTTTTACTAATGTAACTGCAATTTCAGTACAAGAACCATTCAAATATTCATCAATACTATTTGAAATTATTTCTTTAGCAAGATGATGTAATCCATCAGCATCTTTAGAACCAATATACATTCCCGGATACTTACGAACCGCAGAAAAGAAATCTAATTTTTGAACACTATCTAAGTTATAATTATTATTCATTTAAAATCCTTTCTATATAATGTTGATTTATATTATTATAATCTTTATAGCTTATTCTAATAAGTTTTTTATTATTTTTTAAGCACCAATCATTTTTTATTTTATCATACTCTTGTTGTAATTTAAATTTTTGTTCATGATATTTATCACCAAACATTCCTTTATCTTCAAAATGTTGTTCTCCATCATATTCAATAAGTAAATCTTGTTCTGGCAAATAAAAATCAAATTTTAAAGGATTATTTTTAATACTTAAACAAGTAGGAAATGAATATTCAGTAAAATATTGAATATTCATTTCTTCTAATAAATTAATTAATTTTAAAACACCTTTACTTGTTTGTTTCCAACAAGAGCATGGATTATTTCCTCTGCATCTTTTATCTGAAATTAATTGATTTGGAACCTCAATGAATTCTTTTCCACATTTTTTACATTTTATAATCCATTTTACTCCTAATGGAGTTATTTCTTCAGTAGGACTTATAAAATTATAATAAGGATTTATATTTAAATCAGGAGAAGAATAATCTTTAAAATATTGTTTTTTCCCTATTTCTTTACAAAGTTTTTGATGTACTTTTTTATTATAACATCCACAAGATTTAGTAGTTCCATCTCTAAACGCTTGTAATTTTAATAAAGTATATTTTCCACAGCGACATTTACAAATCACAGTTGCTCCTCTTCCAGAAGAAGGTGCTGGTCCTCTATCGCAAACAGTTAACATTCCATTGGGACTAATTTCTCCTATTTTCACAGATGATTGTCCTATAGGCACGGATTCTATTTGAGATCCATCTTTTAAAGTATATAACATATCTTTCCTCCTTTACTATTTTTGATATTATATATACTTTTTATAAAAAATAAATTATTTAAAGTTACCCAAGTTTTTACTTGTGCTATTTTTATTTTTATTAAAATTCTATTTTTCTTTTTTATTCTAATTTTATTTAGCAATATCTAATCTCTATTGAACTATATAATAATTATAACATAAATTTTTATAAAAGTCAAACTAGTTTGCAATTTTAACTTAGCTACAGCTCAAAAGTATAAAAATATAATAAAAAAATGCGGAAGATTATTCATCTTCCGCATTATTTCTTAGATTATACATAGTAGTTTCATAAACAATTCCATCTTTAACATTTTCAGCTTTAGATTTTGCACAATAGATCCAATATGAAATAGTCTCACCCACAACCGCGGTTATTAAAGTAATTAATGGAGTAAGATCCGGCATTAAGCCAACTTCCGCAGCTAATTTGAAACTATATAAAGTAATAAAACCTATAAATAATTCTAATACAGTAAAATTAATAAATAAAAATATTAAAAGTAATTTACTCCAAGATGGAAGTTTTGTTTCTCTTTTTTTTCGTTTTAATTCTTGTTTTTCATTGTTTATTTGATTCTCTTGTTCAATTAAAGGTTTTTCTTGAAGCCATATTCGTTTTTCTAAATTTATTTTATCTGTAGTTCTTTGTAGTTTTTTATTGGCTATTATTTCTGAAATCTTTTTGAACATAATTTCGCCTCCTTAAAATAAAAAAGCTCCTTATGGAGCTTTTTATAATTGTTGAGCCAATTCTGCAATTTTTGATCTATGGATTTTTTGGAGAGCGATCTCGCCATAGAAATCAGCACCCCTAAATATTTTACTCACTCTCTTCATGCCATTATGACTTCCCGCATACATTGACATATCAACCTGAGTTTTATCATCACCATCAAGGATACATATAGAGTCTTCACCAATACGTTGAAGAGCGAGTTTCATTAGTTCAATATCAAGATTTTGTGCCTCAGTGATATAAATTGCGGCATTCATTCCTGTTGTGTCATAACCACGAATGTCACTCATAGGAAGTAAAATGAGACTTCCATCTTCAATTAAACGCTCTACTTCAATACGACTACTTAATTTGCTTTCAAGAAAATTACCAATTTGACTATCAAGTAATTTTTCTGTGCGGGAACCAGGGTAGTAGCCTAATTTAGCTGATCCTTTTGTTGCAACAGTATTGCAGAAAATAATTATTTTTCCAATCTTACCTTGATCCAATAAAGAAAACATATATCCAAAAGCCAGGTGAGATTTACCACTTCCCGCGGGGCCTCTAAGCATAGTAATTTGATTATTATTTAATGCATCTAATGCAAGTAATTGTAAATCATCTTTTGGTGTTACTTTACCAAACATTTTAGACTCTGCTTTAATAAAACCAATACTTTCATATTTATTATTCCATCTATATTTATCAACTATATGATTATTACTATCTTTAATTAAAAGATATTCATTTGTTAATAAATTATATTTATTCTGATTTTCTTGAAGAATATGCATATAAAAATCAGCTAATTCTTCATCAGATAATTTAATTATTTTATATCCAGTGTAATCATCATCTACAATGTTATCAGAAATCATTTCTGTTTTTAAACCAACTGAATTAGCGATTGCTTCACAAGCTAAATCATTAGTTACAAAAGTAATAGGCTCATTCTGATTTCGCATATATGCAGAAACGATTATTTTATTATCATTATTAGAAATTAATTGTAAATCATCTAAATATGCTTCAACTTCTTTGTCAAAAATAATAATTTCATAAGATTGTTTATGTTGACGGAGACAGTTAAGCACCTGCCGCGCTTTCCACTTAATTTCTTCATCTCTTGTTCCAGAGGTTTTTATCTGTTCCAGTTCAGAAAGAGTAATGCTGGAGATATAAAACTTGGAATCGTTGAATACTTCCTCTTGAAGTTCCAACAAACTACATGTGTCATAAAATTTTATCATTTATAAGTCCACCTTTCGTTTTAAAGGTTAATTTCTATAAAGATATAAAAAAATGGACTAAATAAATTAACCTTTTTTGTCTTTTTTCTCTAAAATCTTCATAATTTTATTATATCTAGCTTCAATAGAAGCTTTTAAAGAGAGCTGCATTGTTTTAATTTCATTCTTTAAATCTTCTACTCTTTTAATTCTTCGATTTAATTGTCTATAAAAAACTTTTGCGCTAGAAGAATTTGGATCAAAATCTTTATAACATTCACAAGATTTTACGAAATCTTGTGCTTCCCGCATTTTATTTTTAGCAATATTAAGTTCATATTTAAGAGCTTTGATAGTTGCTCTTGTTTCTGCATAAGTGCAACCAGCAAATTCAGATGCTCCAGATTTATCTTCTGGATTAAATCTTCCTTCACCGACAAATTTTTTCCCTAAATGTTGCACTATAACTGTTGAGTGACCATTTTCTTTATTATAGTCAGCAGAAATAAATTTCATAAAATATTCCTTTCTTATATTTATATTATTATCTTAATTATAACATAAATTTTTTAAAAAGTCAAAATAAAAAGGCTTAATATTTTTAATTAAGCCTTTTATTTATTTAGTTAGATTTATTTTGAATAGTAGTATTAAAATAACTTGAAATAAAACCTAGTACACCGCAAACCAATGGAATCTTTTCAATGGGTATATTAATATTAAATAACATAAGTCCTTGTATTAAAATATTTCCAATTGTCCATTTTACAAAATATCCTATAATATAGCTTATCCAAAAAACAAGGAATGGTGAAATGATACTTATAATTATCGCAGTAATAAGAAATGCAACAGCCTCAGAAAATTTTGTATCTTTTGATGATAGTTTATTCATATAATAATCTCCTTTATATCTTTAATAATTTCTTCAATAGAAACGGGATAACAATCATGTGCATCTACTTCACAATGATAAATCAATCCCTTATCAAAATCTTCAAAAGCATTTTGAGTATGCTTATGACCACATAGACTAGTCATTTTTCGCTTAAGCTTAACTGGACTATGCTCATCATAATAACTTGCCAAACAAGGATAATGACTAAGATAAAAATGATAATCTTTATAGTTTAAAAACTTACCTTCACAAATTTCTACTATATTATAGCAATTATTATAAAGATCCATTCTAGTATTAGTATCATGATTTCCGCGGATGACATGAATATTACCTTTAAGATTTTTAATACATTTGAGACCAATTTCATTATTACCAAGCATTAAATCACCAAGTACATATACATCATCTTCTGGCTTAACAATTTCATTATATCTAGTAATTATTTCTTCATTCATCTCGTCCATGGAACTAAATCCGCGAGGTTGATAGATAAAGTCTCGGTCATGGCCTGTTAACCAAAGTGCCAATCCGATGTAAGGTATATAGCACTCATTTTTTAAATCACCTCCTTAAAGGAGTAGTAATAGCTTTTATGCTATCCTATCCATTGCGTATTCTTGCATTTACTGTTGCTTACAACTGACCAGCATTTATAAAAAATGTTAGTCAGTTGTAATTTTTCTCCTTAATTCAATTCAATTTTACTCCACAATGAGGACAATTATGTCCAATTTGATTTTTTTCTTTTCCAGTTGCTTCTTTAAAAGTATATTCTTTTCCACAATCAGGACATTTATAAATTCCTGTAAAATTTTTCTGATCAAATCTTAACCAAAAAGCATATTTTCTTTCTTTATCTAATTTTGTTTTCATATTATCTCTATCCCTTTTTAAAATCTTTTTCTAATATTTTGAAAATGACAAGGTTTATCAATACCTTCTGAAATATATAACCAAATTTCTTTAAATCCTTCATTTAAAGTAGGAAGCATAAAATTTTTATACATATTCCGCAGAGCTTCTTCTGGCACATATGTTTTTGTTCCAAATCTTTTTTGATTTTGCACAAGTGCTTGTTCAAGAGGTACTTTTATGACAATAGCATAAAGTTCTACATTTTTAATAGCATCACCTAAAGCATAAAATAATTTTTTGCGGGAACTCACATTTAAATGAGTTGCATCGACATATACTTCTTCATAAATTTTTAATCCAGCTTTAATTTGTTTAATAAATTCTTTATATACTATATCTTCTTTTGAAAAATAAGAATCTCCTTCTTTTAAAAGAGAAAATCTTATTTCATCTCTTGAAATTATAATATGAGATTTATGGAAGAATTTTTCATTATTTTTTAAATAAGTAGATTTCCCGCATCCTGGGCAGCCTACCATAATAAATAATTTTTTCATTTTAATTCCCTCACTTTTTCAATTTTCTCTTCTCTAACTAAATTTTTTAATTGTTTTAAAGTATAAATTCTTAAACCATCTTTTGTGAAATTATTATATTCATATTCTAATTTAAAATCTTCAAAAGAATATGGAGTATTAGGTTTACATTCAACATGGTTTGTATAATCATTACAAAATAGACAATATAATGCTTTTAAATGTCCATCTTCTCTTGCGTCACCTTTCCTGCGCCAAACTGGAAGTCCTTTTTTACCGCATTTAGTACAATAGAACTCACTTTGAATCATTTTATTTTTTGTCAAATGATAAACACCTCTTTCTTTATTTTTTATTATATATATATATTATATCATAAATTTTATAAAAAATAAAAAAAGAGTATTAAAAGAAGAAATGCGGGAGCGGGTCTAGACCCGGTTCCCGCCATTTTTATTACTGATGATATTTCAATAAAAATTCATTAGATACTGCTTTAAAACTCTGAGTGCCATCTGCAGAACGGAATACTAAACCTTCCCGCATTCCGCCATCAATTTCAGATTTGTCAGTTGCAATATTAAGCAGCTCTTCAACAGTATCCGGAAGAATGAAATGTTCATCTACAATCGGCACAGAAGGAATACCGAATTGTTTAAGGAAGTCAGTCATTCTCCGCGGATTAAAACGCTCTTTTTCTCCATTCTTATAACCGAAGATCAGATTGAAAGCGCGGAAATCATGATCCTTCATTCCGTAATCTCTCTTCTGAATACCAGCCCCGAAGGTCTCACCCTGAAGAGTTACGAACTCAAGATCCTTGAATAAATCCATAATATCTGCAAGTACCTGCTCTACATTGTATTTAATCGCCATCTCTTGATATACATTGGTATCGTACCAAGCACCCTTTTCCATCTTCTCAGGAGTATCAAAACATACATTACGAGAACAGATATAAAACTCTCTTTTGCGTCCTCTTCCTTTCATAGTGAAAGTTGTGCTGGTTCCATCGATCTTCTCAGTTGCGTACCAAGGAATATCACTCTGGAGTATAAAAGGAATATTTTGAACGCGTTCCTCGTCCGTTTTAACTACCCACTGCGGCCACGCAGTCTTGTCCTTTTTCTTTCCAAAGAAAACAAACAGCAGCTTTTTACCCCAATTCCGCTTATAAAGCCATTTTACAATAGCATTGTTCTTGAAAAGCTGTGGATGACGTCCAGCCATTTTCTTATACTTATCAACAGTAGATGCAGCCTTCCGCTTCTGGTCCTCTATCTCATAATAAGTTACGCCAAGCTGAGTAGTTAAAAATGCAGACTCTTCTCCAGGAATATGCTGCACGCCCTTATCATCTACAATAAAACCAAAATCTCCAGCAAACTGAGCAAAATCAGTAGTCCAACCAAAATCTGCGGCAGCCATTAAGAGACCTTGAGACCAGAACTGACCATCCGGGGTCTTGAATTTCTGAGTCTTAATGCGTCCCTTATATTTCTCACAGAACTTAAACGGATCTTTATCTACAGGAACCTGAGAGTCAATCTCAAAATAGATACCCGGATCACCAGCTTTAAATGCACCCTTTGGAACCATACAAGTCCAACCACCTACTCTAGCACATTCTACACGGTCACGACCAGAAATAGGCTCTACTGCGTCAACCGTAACGACGTATGCGAGTTCGCGCATCTGAGTATTTCTATTTATCATAAATCATTCTCCTTTTATTATAAAATCACTTTTATTTAATAACTATCATAAAAATAAATTTCAAAATCTTCATCTGTTAATTCATTGTTTGGATCAATATCTAAATTATCATAAAATCTCCAAAGATTTTGCATAGCATTTGCGATACTAGGAAGTTCTTCAATCCAACTAAAAACTTGAGAATAACATTTACCATACTCCCAATTATCTTCATTAAGAAAATATTTAAGAGTTTCTATAATAAGAGGAATATCATCTAATTCAAATTTTATTTCTTGTCTTTCAGTATCATAGCCAAAGTCATCAATAAATTTTCTTCTTATATTCCAGCATTTTCTCCAATAGCCAAACTCAAAACCTTCGATATATTTATCATAACAATTACTAAAATTATTTTTAAGATAATTTGTTCCTTTTTCAGTTTTTCCACGAATAATAATACCATTGTCAAGTCCCATATTTTATTCTCCTTTCATTTAATCTGCATCAAAATAAATTTCTTCAAAAGTATCAAGATCTAATAATGCGACTCTATTACTAGTAATAGTACACATATCAATATCAATTTTATGTCTATTACAATAATGAAGAATAGTAGGTTTCCAATTCCCCATTGGTTCATCATTTTCCCAAGCTTTTTTTATTTCTAAATCTTCAATAGTTCTTTTAGGTTGATCTATATAACCATAATAAAATTGAAGATATTGAACTGGCGTATGACCATGAATAATATAAGTGTTAGCACCCTTTTGATCATAAGCATCGAAAAAATGAGTTCTATCCCAAAGCGGATCGTGACGTTGCATTTTTTTAAACTCCCAAGGAGTATATCCTGCATGTTCAAGGATAATATTATTACCTTTTTTATTTCTGTAATTACATACTGTAGGAAGTTTTTTAATTTTTTCAATAATACTAATTATCTGCTCTCTTGTGTATTTCTTTTTATCTATAAAGGCATCAATTGTAGATTCTCCACCATTTCGATAATACCAGACACCATTCATGCCACCTACATAATTAGTATCATAAATATTTAACATACATTCAATAAAAAATTCTTCATGATTTCCTTTAAGATAAATTATTCTATTATCATTCAATATATTTTCTATTAATTCAGCACCAATTGGACCTCGATCTGCTGCATCTCCAAGAAAATATAAAGTATCATCTGGCTTAAGAAAATCAAATACTTTTTTAGCTACTTCACATCCATGCCAATCACTACTGACAAATGTTCTTCCCATCAATAAACATCTTCTTTCTTTTTTATTTATATATATTATATCAAAAATTTTAATAAAAATCAATAGTAATAAAAAATGCGGGAGATGGAGTTCCATCTCCCGCATTATTAAATTCCTGTTCTACCTTCATTTCTGCCTATTGTGCAATAATGTTTGTAATAATATTCCCAATTATTTCCAAAAGCAGCATTTAAATCTGGATATTTCTGTCTATATATTTTTGGATCGAAAGTTGTAATAGCTTGTCTTGCTTCTTTTATTCCATTTTTAATAAAATGATTAAATAGTAAAGTAGTATTATTACCAAAAGCCGCTTTTAAATCTGAATATTTATTAGAATAAAATACTGGATCAAAAACAGAAGTGTAATCAATATTTTCATATATATAATTTGATGGGGCGGGGACTGGAACAGGGGCTCCCGCAAGCAAATTATTAACACTTTCTGCAATCCAAGGATGCTTACTCATTAAGTAATCTCCAGGACAAGCTTTCGCAGCATAATCTCTATGAACAGTCATATTACAACCATTTAAATGATTTACTCTATTGTTTTTATTATCAGACCAAATTAATTTTTTAATGCCATTTCTTTTGCAGATATCGGCAATTAAAGTTACTAAAGAATTTAATGCTGTATCAGTTACATGATATCCAGTTTGTTTTCCTTTATCATTAGCTACTTCTATTGTAATAGCACGATAATCATTTGGTTTATTACTTGTTGCCCAAGATCTATATTCTTCTGGAACATAACAAGCAATATTGCCCTTACTATCTACGCCATAATTAGAAGAAGCTTGTCTTTTTGGATCTTTAAATACATTTCCGCAAGTTTCTACAGAAAGATTTCCCGCCATGACATGAATTGTTATTGTATCTATTTTACAATAATATTTATTTTGTTGTCTTATACTTTTGTTAGGGGAAATAATCACAGTTTTAGCTAAAGAACTTATTATCATCAATAGTACCTCCTTTGTATAAAATTAAAAAGGAAGGTCAAACCTTCCTTTTATTTATTATTTATTATATTATATTAAGCAGTGATAGCTTCATATCTCTTAGAAAGCAATTTCTCAAGACATAAATCCCAACCAGTTTTACCTGTCAAGACATTCTCGAAAATGACTGGACTCATACCAGATACGAATGTAACATCCGGACCGCCATCCAAGATAATATTATTACGAGCATCGACATTCCAGTATACTAACTTAGGAAGTTTATGTCCATATCTAGCCCATTTCTCTCTTACTTTTTCCATTTCAGTCTGTGTATTAGAAGAACCCCAATTTGACATGCAATCAATTTCCATATCACTAATTACACAGATAGTTTCTGGAATATCTTCCTCTTTTACTCCAGGGCGGTTTGCAATTTCAAGAAGCATATCGAAAGTGCGTGTAAGATTAGTATTCGCACACAAATTTGTTAGATAGATGCGTTTAACCTTATCTACAAAATCAACACCTTCAACCTTAATTAACTGCGGACGAGAACTAAAACTAATATAGTGATCTTTAAAAGGACCGCCAGCTCGCTCTGCACAATAAATACCAAGAGAAATAGCTACATTAATAGGAGTTCCGTGCATAGAACCTGAAGTATCTACTACGCAAAGCATATTAGACTGTTTTCCATTAAAATAATCTGTAAGATTATTCCAATATTTTTCAATCATAGCTCTATCCGTTTCAGTTGCTGTTCCTCTATCCCAACAACTCCAGCCAAAAGTATCAATTGCTTTAGCAACAACTTCATAAGGATATAAAGTCGCAGCATTAACTGTAGTATTCTTATCTTTTGCAAAATCTTCATACTTCTTTGCAATAATATCTCGTCTTGCGAATGCATTCTTATAGATTAAACCAGCCTTAGAAGGGATTTTAGAAAAGTCTATTTTATTCCACTCATTTGAAGACATTAATTTTTCTAAAACATTTGTCTTTTCTCTTCCGTAAGAAAGCATTTTTCTATATTCTTTATGTGTCATTCCAAGATATTTTCTTATTTTTACAGCTATTGCTTTTTCTTTAGAAGAAGCATTTTCTGACTTTAACCATTTAAAAATTAATCCTGTATTATTTTCCATACTTATTCTCCTTTTACTTTTATCCCAACTCATCTAACGCACCTAAAATTTCTAAGCCATTATCAATTTCTTTTTTAATAAAAGCTAAAGCATCTTGTTCAAGAGGAGTATTAAATAAGCAATAAATATCATCATAGCGTCCATAATATGGGATGCACTCAATGTATTTACGAGCAATATCTGCGTGTTTAGTAGCTAACCACTTATAGCAAACGCGGAAGAAGCGTCTTTCACCCTGCACGGCGATAAAATTATTTTCATAATTTCGCAGACTATCTCTTCATCTCTCTTAACCAAAATTAAGAAAGAGTTCTGCGCTTCGAATAGTGCTAATCTCTATTCTACATATTAGTCGTTACACCTTCTACATAAGTTTCCATTTGTATCCATAAGCAATTTTATCTTGTCTTGCCGCTTTAGATATCCATCCATGACCAACACCTAACGCTTTTTCAGCATCTTTTATTCCATCATAAATGTTAATAATTTCTAAAGTGTCTTTATCTAATTGGGCAATTTTATTTTTTCGAGTTGCGGCATGGTTACGAATTTTTTCTAATGATTCTTCTGTATGATGTTTACCATACATTGGATTATTTTCTCCTTTAAATTTATCAGGATGTTCAGAATAAAATTTTTTATTACTTTCCGTCACTCGTTTTCTGTATTCTTCATCTTGCCATAAAGATAAAGTTCTTTCTCTTAATTTTTTAATAGCTTCTGGATTATTCTCATAAAATTTTTTTACTGATTTACTTCTTTTCATTTTTTCTTCTTTAGATTGAATTCTTGAATATCCTATGGTTCCTTCTCCACCTATTGTCATATTATAGCCATTTGGCATTAAAGATTCTTTTTCTTTTATCCAATATTGCTCTCTCTCATTAAGAAGATTATCTTCAATTTCTTCAATAATTTCAAAAGAAAAATTCTCTACCCCATATTTATTCATCGCTCTATGAAGATAACTAATAGAAGTTTCTTGTTCTGGATGCCTAGTTAAATAACGATGCTGACTAAATCTATCAGTAGGTCGTTCTTTAGTAGTTTGCCCAATATAAATTTTATGATTTATTAAGTTTTCAATTTTATAAATATATCCCATATTTTTTCTCCCTGTTCTAATCTTACATAGAGATATTAAAATAATAAGAAAATATTTTTATAAAATTGACCAAATGTAGCTTGGCACGGTATTACCATATCTTTATAAGACTTAGGTTCCCTTACTCATAACGATATTTCTATCTTCTGAACCGTTAGCCAGATTAAATCTGACACCCCTTTTGCTTGGGTTCACAGAATTTTTTACTATATATCACTATATAGGGAGGCTAGGCAAAGAGCTTACCTCCGCGGCAATCACGTAAATAAAACAGACACTTCAATGCCAGAGTCTCATTCTCTTCAAGAGCGTTCTTGAATAAGAGAATACAGTCTTCATCACTTCTCTTGCGGTAAGCACCGCCAAGAGCAAACATATCGTAAACTGCGGAACGTGTGGTTTTATGTGCTAAAGCCCCGTTCTCTGTTACTGCATAGTTAGAAGCGTTCTTCATTTCATTCAAAAAAGTGTTCATTCCTTTTATCTCCTTTTCAACTTTTAGTTGTGGTTATTTTCATAACCTTATTTTTTTATTTTCTGTCCAAATCAGTAAAATTTACTGTTTGTACATCTGTATCATATTTACCAAGTTTGAATTCTTCAATATCTACATTACCTTGAGCAGCCATTACATCAAATACGTTTCCAGCACCGCTTGCAGCCTTAGTTATTGCATATTGAAAGAAATCCTGAACAAACATTTGTGCTTGTTCTATTGTGTCAAATAGAATTATCTGACGACCTTTTGCCATATACGTTTTATTTATTAACGCCGCATACATATGATACTCCTTTCTTTTGTTAAAAGTGATGGGTAGGATTCGAACCTACGATCCGCGGGTTGCAGCCGCGTACCTTAAGCCACTTGGATGACCATCACAAAAAAAATGCCCCCACAAAGTTATCGTATAGTATAATATGTGGGGGCGGATCTAATAAGTATATGATTGTAAAATGGAGTGAGTTTTACACTCTCATCATGGCTTCTCTTCTTCCTTTAATTGTCTAAGGGCAGGAAAAAGATTACATCTTTTACAATCCTTGAATAATTTGTATCATCATAATTATTCTTGTTCTTCTATTAATTTAGAAGAAGATTTGCTGTTCGCCCTAAAGCACCCGATGGATCCTGACACCACAACTCCAGGTTGGAAGCCTAGTATTTTTCCTTTAAACTACGAGTGCGTTTTTAAATATTAATCTAATTTTCATCAGATATTTCATTTATATCTTTTTTTCTTTTTGGTAAATTTTCTGCAACACACCATTTTCTTATTGTATTATCGGTTACTCCATAATCTTTACCAATTTAATTTGGATCATTTTTATTCATAGAAGCACTTTTATGTTTATTAAATCTAATACTTATATGAACTTGCGCCCAAAATTTGGAAAAATTTTTAAAGCTCCCACTCGGGTATGATCCGAGATTACCGGGTTACAAAGCCGGGGTTCTATCCGTTTGAACTACAGGAGCATCTATAACTTTAGGTCAGTCAACCGCCCATAACTTTAATGCCATCATTTGCTCTTGGCATTTATCTATTAAGATTCTACTGCTTCTGCTTCCTTTTTCTTTTCTGCGGCAGCTCGTTCTCTTTTAATTCGCAATGCCTGCTTGATTGCCGCCTTTGATTTTACCTTTTTTTCATCGAAAGCTCGAAGCAATTTCTCTTCCTCAAGAGTTTTAACTTCATAGGTAAACTCTGATTCTCTTTTTAATTGATCTGCGGTCGGTGATTTCATATTTCTGATTGTATTATCAATCTTACGCGCCTTCCGCACTTTCTCTGCTCTTGTTTCTGTTGTCGTGTCTGCATTTGTGTAAATCAATGTCCAATTTTTTGCCATTTGATTTTTATTTACCTTTCTTTGTTTGTTTTGATATATATATTATATCATAATTTTTTTAAAATGTCAAGACGCTTTATAATGAATCCTAAAAATTTGGTAGGAAAAATATTAAAATTTTTGCTGTTAGCGTCTTAAAGTGGAGCCGGCGGGCTCTGCCCCCGCGTCCGAAATCCATACTAATTATTAGTTTTTTACGCAATAGCGTTTTCTAAGTGTTCTCTCACTTTAACAGGTTTTTGCCTAGACCCACCACTTTGTTCCTAACTGCGTTTACAAAGAACCGACTTGCTTCTTTTACTTAAACACTCAAGCATTGACCAGAAGCGATAGAATTACTTGAGGTATTCATTATATTAGGCAGCCATAGCTACCGGTCTATAAGAATTAAAAGAAATAACTTTTGCGTTTATTTTAAGTTTGATTGCATAACGCGCATATCATTTCGTGCGAACTAATAATTTTCAAGACCCCGTCGAAACTGTTTCGACCCCTTATTTATTTTCCAATTCTAATAATTGGTCATATACATATTTTAATTCTTCAATTCTTTCAGTTAATATTTCATAATTAAGACCAGTATTTTCATACCATTTAGAGTTTAAATTTTCTTCCTCAATACCAAAAAAGAAAGGCGCTCTCTAATATCATTATAAGCAATAATAGCATTATTTAATGCTGCTATAAAAGTTTCTAAATCATTAACATTGATTTTTATTTCAGTTTTCATTTTTATTTTCTCCGATACATTTTATCCCATTGTTTCATATGTTCTTCATATGTATCTGTAAACCACCAATGATTAATTTGTTTATTATAATAATTTGCCCATTCTTGTTTAGTATATCTATCTCTCCAATCGTGAATATTCCAAGATTGAAAACATTTTTTATATCCTTTCCCTTTCATTGGTAATTTATCAAAATCTGTATTTCTAACTACTTTATTAGCTAAACGCTTCATTTCTTTTGTTGTACCCGCGTTACCATCTGTATAAACTGGACTCTTTTTGTATGAACGAGACATTTTAATACCTCCTTTTTGCAAAGTAGGACTAACTACAGGCGGAGGGAATCGAACCCCCATTAGAGCATTAGAAGTGCCCTGTTCTTTCCATTAGACTACGCCTGCTTACATCCCCAGCGGGATTCGAACCCACACATCTAGGGTCGTAACCTAGTAGTCTATTCCATTAGCTTACAGGGATAAAGCGGTTTATCGTCGACCGCAAACGCCATTAGTGTCCCTATATGGGCAAAGAATCCGGATCCACTCTTTAAAAGATGCGCGCGCCTTATCCAGGCGACTTTCTAATGGATATTTTTTTCACTATACAGAGATTACTAACCCCTGTAAATAAGGGATGCGGGAGTCGAACCCACACACGCGGGATCAAAACCCGCTGCTCTACCATTAAGCTAATCCCCTATACGGGAACCAGATTCAAGATCTCTAGCAGTTCCCGCTTATAGCACGTTGATAACCACAACTTACGATGAAAGGAGAGGTACATTACAGGTACTATTAAGTACCACTAGCCCATCTGGGATTCGAACCCAGAAATTGACACTTTTGAGGCGCCCGCATATTCCATTCTGCTAATGAGCTATAATATTTAAAAGAAAGTTTGTATTGGTGATTTCATTGATCTCTATCTAAGCCATAGAGCTTTCTTTTAAATATCATTTATAGATATTTTTTCCACCAATATTCACAATTTCCTTGAAATATAATTTTCGCTTAAAAAATTATATTTTAACCTATACCTTATTTTAAGGTGCTGAATAGCAAAAAGGTTAATCGGGGTGGCGGGACTCGAACCCACGGCATCGTGATCCAGTAAAAAATACTCTTATAACTCAGGGAACTCCTTATACTTCCAATTATATTGATAAGCCATTTTGTTGTTTGCGATGCACTCCTTTATATATCTTATTTGTCTATCTTGATAAACAGATTTTAATTCATCAACAGACCAAACTTTTTCAAGTTCATTTTCTTTCCATGAAATAAATCTATTATCTTGATATTTACTGATTGATTTATTATTAACAATAGCTTCTAAAACATTGTCAATAAGATAATCAGCAGCAATAGACATCCCCTCTTGTATTCCATTTTTTGGCTTTTTTACTCTTAAATATTTAGTCGTTGAAACTTCATTCACAGGAATTAAAAAGCCATAATTATTCCAACTTGTATAAAAGAAATCTACTTCTTCTTTTGAATAGGAATACCTTATTGTTTTTTGAGTATTTGTTGTAGTTCTAATAGCATACATTCTTAATGTTCCATCTTCTTCATGAAAAGTAGATGATTTACATTGAATACGATATAATTTATTATTTATATCTACAACTACATCGTATCTACAAGAACCGCTGAAAGGAATACTGCAATAATACCCTCTTTTTTGGAAGTCTAAAATACATTGGAGTTCATTTACATCGCCACGAATAAGTGTTTCATCCATGGTTTATTTGGAGTTATATTAAAGTTTTTTTACCAAATCACGCAGTCTACCAACTGACTTACACCCCGATTGTCAAGGCACAAAATTTACTATTAAAAGTAGAAGTATAAAATAAATTTGCTGTAGGTGCCTTTTCTTTTTTATTACATATTTATTATATCATAAATTTTTAAAAATATCAAATAATTTTTTAAAACAACCTTTTTGCATTATACATTTTTAAAAAATTACCTTTATCAAGAGAAAAATTTTGAGCTAAATCACAAAGTTCTTTTCCAATAGGTAGTTTATCTAACTCTAATTCATAAATTTCATAATCAATATCACAATCATTAATATCATATTCATCATCAATACATTTTTTAATAATAATTTCGCATATATTATTCGCTAGGTCATCTGCTTCAAAAACATCATTTACTTTTTTAATAGTATAATCATCTAGTTCATGAAATCCATGAAATGTTTCCATATATACGTGAATAGCTACTATCATATTTTTTCCTCTTTTTTCATTTGATATATATATTATATCAAAAATTTTTTAAAAAATCAAATAAAATTTACAGAAAAAGTTTCTCTTGCACCTGAAAAATATATATGCTGTTTACATATACTATAAAAATAAGCAGTTTCATTATCAGCATTTACCGTTGCATGAACTCCTTCTTGACAGTTATTACATTTTAATGATGGTTTTTTTGCTTTTACTTTAAAAATAAAACGATCTTCTGAATCAACATAAGCTATAATATGTTGTCTACAAGAAAAATCTCTATTAGTTACAATAGGCTTTATAGAATGATTATATGGATCTGGTTGATTTTTTATATTATAAGTGCCTTCTTTATCAGTTGATTCAACATAGTCAATAATTGATTCAAATTCATTAAAAGTAGTAATTCCATTAGGATAGGCCCATGGAATCGCTATAGAAGTTACTTCTACAACACTTACTTGCTCTTCTCTTGCTTTTGGATCTTCGTTATTTACATCCATCCAAGTATCAGTTTGAGATTCAAATAATCCAGTTTTTCCTATATAAATACAATATTCATTTGCATCATTAGGATAAGTTAAAAATATAGGAAATCTAGTAATAGAAGGTCTACAAGAGTAACCTATTTTTACAACCCCTCCTTTTCCGCTAGCTTGAGATTGTCCTTGTGCATTTTTATTGAATCTTATTATTGCGTATTTCATTGTGCAAAGAGTTCCTTGAATATCCTTAATTTCTCTATCTTCAAATTTTATTCCGTCTTTATCAAAACCTTTTTGAATCCATCTATTTGTATCTATTATATCTATATAAAATAATTGTTTTATATTTCCTTCTATTTTCATAATAAATAAATCTCCTTTCTATACAGATTTATTTATTCAATTTCAACCCATTCATCCTCGCTATTGAGAATCCATACAGAACCATCTTCAATTACAAGACAATTACTTCCCATACTTACTTCTGAAGTATCTGGTAAATTATCTATATCTGATCTTTCATCTGCCATAATCTCAACAACTCCAGCTTCAAGGTTAGATATTATTTTAAACATTATTGTTTCCTCCTTTTAATAAATTGACTCTGTTATAAAAGAGTATATTCTTTATTAAAATATAAAAATCGCGGGAGACCTTATTTCTAAAATTGTCCAATAATAAAAATTGCCTTGAAAAAAGTCAAAACACCTAATTGTTTCCCACGTGACGCACGTTTGCCGCCCGAGCAGATTATTGTAACTTTATTCTAAATAAAAAAGTGCTGAAAATAAATATTTTCAGCACATAAAAGAAAAAAGCCCCAGATAGCAGCGCTTCTGAAACTCCTCCCTCTCTTTAACCACGGGCTCAGGGACTCGAACCCCGATCGCCTTTGACAGCTACGCTGGTTTTCAAGACCAGTCTCTTACCAATTAGAGTAAACCCGTATAAACAAGACTCAGTTACTTAAGATGGGAATCGAACCCATATACACATCAACCCGAACTGTCCGTCGCTTATCTAATTACTGTTGGTATTAATAATTAGACTTAGGTTAATTTTTATATAGGAGGTACCAACCCCTTTTTCCTATAAAGCTCTTAATCGAAAGGGCAGGATTCAAACCTGCATTACCGGCTCCCCAAGCAAAAAGAAACTGCTGTAAAAATTTATTTCTAAATTCAAAAACAGCGTTCTGCCATTAAACTACCTCTCGATACAGGGGTGGTAGGATTTAAACCCACATCCGGTGGTTTGGACGCACCTGGCTGTTTTAGAGACAGCTGCATTAACCATTATGCTACACCCCTATTATATTAACCAGGCCCCCAAGGATTCGAACCCTGACCAAGCGGGTTGGAGCCGCGTATGCTACCGTTACACCAGAGGCCTATTTGGCGGCTCAACCCGCCTTGCAGAGGACTTCCTCTGGAGTTCCCCGACTTTAAGTATCAGGTGGTGGACCAGGTCTATTACGACAGTCACTTTATTCGATTATAAATTTTTTTATAAATGCCCGACCTGGAATTCGAATCCAGACTGCTATGACCCTTAATCATATCCCTCTGCCAGTTGGGGTAGTCGGGCATATCTTATTCCAATATTAAGATTAAGCAGCCAACGAGAATTGAACTCGTATCCGGTGCATGGCAAGCACCAATTCTAACCGTTAAACTATGACTGCATTAAGTAGGCGTGGTGGGATTCGAACCCACAGCGTTTCTAATGTAGCGGATTTTAAATCCGCTCCGTCTCTCCAGTTTCGGCACACGCCCGTGAATCTCTAACTCTTATCTTATTGTTTGAATTAGAATAGTTTTATTTTCTCATTTCGGAGAAAGTAGGTTTTTTATAACGAAGCAAAGAATAAGACCTGTTTGCGTCACCCTCGTACACCGCATAACTTCAGTGCTAAGTAATATACGAAAGATTAATTATCTTCCGCTTAAATATATTAGAGCCTTTATCCACAGAGGGTATGCATGAGTGATTCCTGCGCTGCCTGCGGAGTCATAAGACTCAAAGCTCTATCTCACACTATCAATAGTTATTGGACTATTGTACCAAGTTGCCTTTCACAACAAACGCTTCCTAATATTTTTACTTTTCCATATTACGAATTTGTCTTGCCAATTTTCGCACTACACCCGGCGCCTTTACATTCTTCGGGGTTCCCGCCAACTTATTATATCTATCCTTAATTAATGCTAACTTTTCTGTCTTTATCATTTTTCTCTCCTTTTATTTTATTATATAAATATTATATCATAATTTTTTATTAATGTCAATTATTATTACAAGACTTATTTAAGGGGGTGGATTCGAACCACTATTTTTCAATTTAATGTTGAATGTCTTAACCTTTAGACTACCCTGGCTAGGAGCCAGCAAAATTGCTGTTAGAGTCTTTAATTGCGGGCACAGGACTCGGACCTGCAATCTCTTGCGTATGAGGCAAGTGAGTTTCCAATTACTCCAACCCGCGATAATATAGGCGTTTTTTAACTGGTCGCCCAGCCAGAGAAAAGAGGTAAGCGACAGAACTTAACATTCTGCGTAGCGGGTAGGGGGATCGAACCCCTGACTCGTCCGTGAAAGAGACGCGACTTAGCCACTTGTCGAACCCGCCATATACTAGTTTTTACCTAGGAAAACTAGCAAACCCTCCACCCCATCTATACGCTCTGAGTAAGCGGTTGTTGTTACTTTTTTATACTGGTTAGAACAGGTTTTCTCCGCAGTATCCAGTTTTTATCCACCATAGCCTACCAAGTCAGCTTTACACCCAGTCCTGATTCTCTTTCTTATGGAAAGCGAGTTATTTGTTCAGCCATAAAGGGGGATGCTACAATACTCCACTTTGGTTTCTATGCTCTGTGGAAATGACGGATATTGGATTCGAACCAATGTCCCCTGACTGAGAATCAGGGATCCTAAGCCGCTAGACGAATCCGCCATAAGCCCGTTTCTTTTCCGCTTGAAACCCTTAAATCTCTGCATCGTGCAAAAATTACACCAGTCACAACCTATGCAGATTAGTTCACCGCACCCCGTACTCGGGCAGTGCTTTCCGCATTTTATATACCGCACCGGAATTGTAATGTAGCGGTTAATCTCCCTTTTCGACTTTCCAAGTCTTTTTAATAACCTTACTTTGCGCTTGTAAGGGGGAAGATAGGCTCTTTAAATGGTAACTCCCCAATTTTTTCTTTTGATATATATATTATATCATATTTTTTTTAAAATGTCAAATAACTTTTTAAACTACTTGAACGCAATTATATTCAGTAAGAAAACCCTCTGAATCATAATGATATTCAATATTCAATTTTTCTACAGTTTTACCTTTTGTATCAATTATTTCATAGATTTCCCAACATAATTCAGGATCTTCTAAATCTTCTTCATCAAAATTATAAGAATAATCCTCAACTACATTATAAGCTAAATCTGATGCAATATCTTCTGCTATTTTTAAATCTTTTACTTCAGTAACAAGATAATCTTCAATTCCATGTAATCCACCATAAATTTCTTCATATGCATGAATAGCAACAATCATTTTTATCACCTCTTATTTTTTCTTTTGATATATATATCATATCATAATTTTTAAGAAATGTCAAATAACTTTTTTAGTCGGGGTACTGGGAGTCGGACCCAGGTTAGACGCTTATAAGACGCCTGCACTAACCGTTGTACTATACCCCAATATAGAGAGGAAGAGTTGCGGGTACTACCCCGCCTCTTTCTACAGAGGCTTACTGCCTTACCAACCGGATGGTCTTATTGCTCAACTCCCTAACTATGCAGGCGGGACTCGAACCCGCACCATCATACCGAAACCTAAATGGGTGACTAATCCATTGGCTCTAACTATGACGTATCGTCAATGTGACCTAGATTAGACCATCTAGCGCTCTTCCAATTGAGCTACTGCAAAACGATCACGGTGGGATTCGAACCCACGCTACCTGAGAGACAGTCAGGCGTGTTAACCGCTACACTACGCAACCAAATTTTTAAACGATCCCTACGGGGGTCGAACCCGTCTAGTTTCCGCCGTGACAGGGCGGCGTCCACGCCTACCGCAGACTCAGGGACCATATGCCTGAATTTGTGACCGGTGTATCAGGCTCCTCCATAGGAGACACCGCCGCATCCCATTCTTTACTTGCCCTTTGCGGGGGGCAGAGCATAATAAAGGAAGATTTCAGAGTCACTCAACCTTGTCTTCCGCAAGACCGCCTGAAATTTCTCATTCCGACCGGCGTGAAATTTCTTCGTTAGCCGTGATACTCATAGATTTGAAGTTCAAATCTTGTTGATATTTTTGGATCTGTCCAATGGCTACCAACCAATACCTTTCGTTTGCAAACTATTACTTTCCTTTTTTATTTACCTCGTTAGGAAACCTTTTAATTACCGAGAGCATTGACCGCGCGTCTTTAAGGCTTCTCGCACCTAAGTGAGAGGGTCTATGCTAGGCATCTCTATAAACGACTGGTTTATGACCAACCCACCAGTAAGGACCACTTCCAACTTATTATTTTTTTTAAGAGCGAGAGAAAGAAGTGATTAATCAAAACTCGCTCAAAGTTCACTCTAAAAATCAACCCATTTGATTTTCTTCACCATTATAAACATTTGCTGTTAATGTGTCTACTCCACGATGGTGGTTACGGTCCACCGTTATCCGCGTATCAGACGGAGGCACTACCATTGTACTAATCGTGGTTATTGAGTGGGTAAGGATTTGCACCTTACATGAATTTTGTGTTGATAGGACACAAATTCTTTGCCTCTCCCCTATCAAGTACCGAGCCCTTTTAGCGTCTACCTTTTCCGCCACCACTCATTTTTTTTATCTTATGTATATATTATAACAAAAATTTTTAAGTTTTTCAAGTAAGTATTATTATATTAAAATAACTCCACTTACTTTTTAGATCTTTGTCCATTAAATTTGAAAATTTTTCTTACGAGCTTCCGCATTCAACCAATTTTTATAAGCTCTCATTTTAGTCTGGCTTTTCCAAGAGTAAACCAAAATACATTTTTCTTTACTGTACCAAACATCATCTGGCTTAAATTTTGTTATTAATAATTCAATAAAAGCTACGGGAGTAATATTTAAAATGCGGGCTGGCAGGTACCAAGCACCAGAATCTCCAGCTAAATTGTCTACACAACCACAATACCAATTTCCCGATGCTGATTGCCATTCCGTCATTTTAAATAACATCCCTTTTTCTCCTTACAGTCCAAGTCTTGTAATTAGATCGTCTACTTCTTTTTTCTCGTCTGGTGTAATCTGTCTATCCTCTGCGGAAACCGTGGTATTCTGCTGCACTGGAGCAACTCCAGCCCCGCCTTCAATATTAACTTTTGCGCAAGTTAATGCTACTTTAATCTGCACAATCTCTCCATTCTCAACCCATGGAATCCGAATCTCTTTTTCGTTAATGAAAGCACCATCAAAGACTTCCAAAATCTTCTTTGTAATCTCTTCTTTTGCCTGACTTCCTTTTGCAGCCATTTTTTATCTCCTTTTTATTTATTACATATATATTATATCAAAAATTTTATTAAAAATCAATGAAGAATAAAATTACTAGTTTCAAGTTTTAAATCATCTAAACACAAATCATTTAAATGAGTATAAGGTATTCTAATTAATGGAATATTGTTATCTTTACAATATTTATTTTTTATTTCATCATGCTCTTGTCTTTTTTCTAAATCATCATGGCTATACCATGTCTGTTTAATATGTTGATTGCCATCAAATTCTAATAAATAAAAATTTTCTTTATTTTCATTATAAATAGCAAAATCAAAACGAGCCATTCTATGAGAATCAGAATATTTTAAATCATCAAAAGTTTTTTCTTTAATAAAATAAATATTATTTTCTTTTAAAATATTACTTATTTTTTCTTCTCCCCAAGAATTCACACAACCACAAGATTTTGTAACTCCTGCTATTAAAGAAGTACCTCTTACATAACGAATACTTCCACAATCACATTGGCATTTCCATACTATACTGCCACCATCTCTTTTATCTGTTTTTCAATTACAGTTAATTTTCCAAATCTTTGATTTATTAAATTTTTTGCAGTTGTATTTTGATTATATTCAATTAACTTATCTTTTGAATAACAGCCACAAGATTTAGTTTCTCCACTTTTTAGTCTATCAGATCTAACAACTCTTTCTTTTCCACAATCACATAAACATTTCCAAAAGACTCCCTTTTTAGCATGATTATAATCTCGTTCAATAACAGTTAATCTTCCAAATTTTTTATTAGATAAATCTTCTGCTTTTCTAGGCATTTCTTTTCCTCCTTATTTTTCTTTGATATTATATATCATTTTTAAAGAAGGATCATTTTTTGCCCCTACCCAGTCGTCAAGAATTTTTTTTACTTTTTGAATATTTTTTTCAGTCCAATTTAAATGAGCGTATTCATAAATAGAGTGTTCTAATTCATATCCACAACTTAAATTTACTGCGGCTATATTCCATGCTTCTCCTATAATTAAACAATCTGTAAAAGTTCCTATTGCTGTTTTAAATCCAAAAGAATTTATATAATTTTGAAAATTTTTATTATTACAAGTATAATAAACAGAGTCATTTTTTCCTTTTCTATCTAATTCTATTATAAAATTAATATCAAAAGGACAGCTTAAATAATCTTTTATTAATTGTTCTGCGCCAAAGCCACCTAATTCTTCTCCATTTGTAAAAATTATACTTGGTTTATATTCACTTTGAATAATTCTTAAAATCATATAAATACCTAATCTATCATCTAAAGTTCCTCCCCCTACTACATGAAATATATCTTGCTCATTATCATATAAACACATATTAGGTAAAGAATTATAGTAATCTAAACTTACAGTATCAATATGAGCTATTAAACAAACAGGAATATTACCTTCTGCAAACATATAATAACCATCTTTACTAATTACTCTTGCATAATTTTTTGCTAAAAAATCAAATAGCAAAATTTCTAAATCATCTGTATCTGTTTCACATAATGTTTTAATTAATTTTAGACTCATCTTTTAATCTCCACTTTTTATCTCTTTTTTCATCTGATACTAAATGAGCATCTTTTAATTTATATGCAAAATTTTGAAAAGAAGGACATAAATTACATTTATCTTCATCAAAAAGACATTTTTTTCTACAATTTAATCTTAATAATCCAAAATTAGTACCTAATCTATTACTTTCAATATCAAGGTCTTCCGCATCTTGAATAATATCGCAAAGTTTTCCTTCCCAAACGCCATCTCTATAAATTTTATAAACAACAGAAAGACGATCATCATGTCTAAAAAATTCAATTGTATCTACATATTTTTCATATATTTTTAAATCCTCAGGTCTAATCCAGAATCCTAAAATTGCGGGAATGATAGGTTTTGTGCCGCCTGCCCGCTGGACTATATCAGGAATTATTCTAAGTTTTAACCCCGCCTTCCGCAATCCTTGTAAATCTTGAAGCTGAAATCCTAAATTTTCTGTAATATAAACTTCTTTAGCACCTAATTCTTTCATAGTATAAACTGAATCAATATAAGTACAATAATTCATAAAGAAAAAGTCAATATCATTTTCTTCAAGAACCTCTATAAAATCTTTTTGGTCAATAAAATTTATTTTTACAATAAAATTAGAATGTTTTGTTTTAAGAACATTTAAAAATGGAATAATTGTATTAACATCTTCTATTGTACTAATATCTAATACTGCTTTTTGATTCTCTGTGATTAAAGTTGGTAAAACATCTACTATTGATTCAGAACCAGTATATTTAAAAATAACTTCATCTACTATATCAAAATAGCGGAAGTCTTTTCTATAATTAACTGCAAAATTCATTATAAACCTCCAAAAATATTTTCTTAATTATATTATAACAAAAATTAATTAAAAAAGCAAGGCACTTTCTGCACCTTGCTCTTATATTACTTATATGTAAGTATATATTACTCTTCTACTTCTTCATCTGCTTCCAGAGCTGGACCTGCTGCATATGCAACAATCTTTCGTCCATTTTCTGTCTTAACCTGAGTCTTACGAGCTTTATCTACTTTACACAGCTGAGTAAGTCTTGCGATAACCTTCGCCTTGGTAACTTCCTTATCCCCAATAGCCGCAGTAATCTGATCTCCAGTCTGATATTCATCAGTCAGAATTGCTTCAATCTTTGCTCTCAGCTCATCGCCATCCGCCTTTTTCTCTGCCGCCCGGACCTTAGCTTTTTCATTTTTTGCATTCAGCTGGTCAATAGTCTTCTCAATATAAGCATTTACATCTTCCGCGGTAACAGTTACATCACCAACCTGAACTTCAAAATCCTCGGTGATAACCGTTGCAATTGCGCTCAATACGTCTTTCTTTGTTGCCTTATTAGTGTTAGCCATAATAATTTTCTCCTTTTAATAAATATTTATTTTATTTTTTTCTTTATCTTATGTATATATTATAACAAAAATTTTTTAAGATTTCAAGAAGTTTTTTATTTCGTTCACTTTTTTGCTTCTCTTTATCTTATGTATTTATTATAACAAAATTTTTTAAAAAATTCAAATAAGAAATTTCAACCATCAATAAAGATTATAATACAATCTTCACAAAATACACTTGCTACATTTGTATATCTATCATTATAATCTTCAATCTCTCCATCATAATAGCTATCTCTTTTAATGATTGTCTTATTACAGCAAAGACAATTAGCTCTTCCGCTAATAGAGATAATTTTAGACTGTTTTACTTTATTTCTTATACACATCCTTGTTACTTTATGGTCACTTACAAAATCATTATACATTCCTTTTGTGTCAAAAATAATACTATGTTTTGTAAGATTACCCATTTTTTTATAGTCTCTCAGCCGTCTAAAAGGATATTCAGTATTGAAATATTTCATATCATTATATGGTTCAGGACCAAAAGAGTAAGTCCAATTAATATTATTTTCCGCAAGTTCTTTAAGTTTTTTAAGAGCAAAATTAGACATTTCATTATGTTGATAAGGATAAGATTTACCCATGCAAATAATATCTTTTGTTACATAAGCTAAATTTCTCCATCTCTTATTATTCCAATGACCTTCATTTTCATTACCACTACCCCAAGAAAAATCATTTTTAGCTTTTAAATAGCAACAAACAACATTATTTGAATTCATCATTTCTATTGTTCCTGTATGATAACAACCTTTATCTATCCAATTCATACAAGATGTCCAACCCAAAGAATTATCACTCATAGTAATAAAATCAAAGGGGTGTATAGAAATACAAAATTCCCCTTCGATATGTTTATCATTTAAAATTTGAGAATGTTTAATTCTAAAATCTTCAAATTGCTCTTTAGCTTTAGGCGCTTCTTCTTTAAAATAATCTACTAATTTACCTATAGCCCGCATTGGTGAAGTTGAAATTGGAATTTGAAGTGTCTTCTTTTTATTTTTAAATTTATATTTAATTCCAAATTTAAGTGGCTCATTTTTAGCAAATAATTTTATAGGATAAAAATCAAATTGATTAATAAAAGAGAAAATTTTATCTCTTTTTTTTCGTTGCTCTGCTATAAAATCGCTTGAATCACAATCAAAATCAATAGGATATTTTTCAGTTATTTCTCTATTAATATAAAAAATTAAATCATCAAGACCACCATTAAAAAATTTGTGATTGTTAATTAATAAAGTCATTTCTTTTTCTATTGCTTCATTATTTTTTTCACAAGAGAAAGGATAGGATTGAATTAATTTATTTCCCATTAACTTAAAAAGAGTTTGTTTAGAATGGCTCCACTGCTGAAGCCATTCTTCCAAACTTATAGCTTGAGGTAGTAAATCTTTTTTCCCAATAAATCTATTTTTATAAGCTGTATAATTAATGTATTTTTCCATATTCTTAAAATCAGATTCAGGAATTTTCTGAACCAAATCAATATATTGATTCATTATTTTCTCCTTTTTTCTCGATAATATTTTTCTACTTCACATTTAATTCTAAGCAAATCAGAATCACATACATATTCATAATCAATATCACAATCATTAGGATCATATCCATCATCAATTACTTGCTTACAAAATTCAATAATTTTATCTGCACGTTCTTGAGATTCTGCAAGCATATAAAAACCAACCTGGTTTAAATTAGGTTCTCCAAAATGTAATACAGGAACATATGTTAATTTCATTACTTTATCTCCTCTCTTTTGTTATGGCAATCTATTACTTGCATTATAACGACAATAACATTCTTCACATACTTTCACTTTTCCTTTTGTCGTATAACACATTCGCGCATCTCGAACTGGTACCCGCTTCCCGCAATTTTCACAATACATTGTTTCTACCAGTTCTTGTTTTCTTCCACGTCCATAAATTCTTTTTGTTAAACTTTCTGTAAAATTCATTATATATCACCTCATTCTTTTTTCTTTTTCTATATATATTATATTATAATTTTTTAAAAAAGTAAAGGCGGAAGATTTTTCCACCTTTAAGATTATTTATTTTATAATTTCCAACTAATATTAATATAACTTTCATTATATTGAGAACCAGATGTTACTTTATATCCAAGAGTTTCTAATTTACTCTTTACTTCATCATCTACATAATGATCCCAATAACAACTCATTTCTCCTTCAGATACCGCTTGGTTCATTCATTAATGCCCCTTGTAAGAAATCCTCTAAATCATACATTTCTTTATCTCCTTTTACTTATGTCTTATTTACTTCTATAATTAAGCAATACTAATTCACTTTATTTTCCCTCTTGTAATAACTGTAGATTTAATTCCTTTGTATTCACTATGATCTTTAATAGTTGCAGTAAGATTAAATTTTTCACCAATTTCTTTCTTAACTTCAACAGTAGAAAACCAAGTAAGAAGATTACCTTTCGCAGTTCTAAATGTATATACATTAGAATAACCATATTTACTCTGGTATCCGCGTTTAGAAACAAAAGTAACATCAACATCAATCTTATCTCCTTTTGTCCCAATCCAGGCGGAAGATGCATCTTCAGAGTTTTCGACTAAAACTTTTTCAATATAATCTGCGGCGCCGTTCTTATAATGTCCTTCACCCCAAGCAGAAAATTCAATAATATCATCCATTTTAATTTCTTTTACACGGTCAGCATATTCTACAGGAACTTCCGCCTTATGCCATTTTAAAGTATAGTCAAAAATAAATCCCGCAGCTTTGAGTTCATCTTTGATAGAATAAGAATCGCCAGTAGTAATGACATAAGTTACGCCATCATTAGAAAATCCATGATCCTCAATCCATTTTGCTTTCTTCTCTGCATATTCTGCTTTCATTTTAGCTTCTGCGGCAGCCGCTCTCTTAATGCGGGCTTCCTCATTACGTTTCTCCATCTTTTCTGCTTCTGCGACAGAATAGAGTCTAACTTCCTTAGAGATATAGCCAGACCCGTTGCATCTAAAGCACACGCCATCCGCAACAGGATGCGGTACAGGCTGCCCATTTTCAATTCTGCATACATATACCCCATTTATACAACGGTCACACTTTATACGTGCTCTTGTGTACATCTTACCATTCTTAAAGTAGGGGCTACCAATTGTTTCATAATCACAATATGAAGGAGCCATTACATATTCAGACATTATATTTCCTCCTCATCATCAATTAACTCTTCCGCGTAATCAATAACTACCCAGTTACCAAATCTATCACCAATTTCATATTTTGGATAGTCACTTACTGTTTCTCTTGTTTCTCCACTATCTAAATCTTTCCAAATATAATATACAATATACTGTTTCATTAATATCACCGCCTTTCGTCACTAGGAATATATCTTTTAATATGCTTACGAATCTTTCCACATCTTTCACAGATTTCTACTTTCTGATAAGCATTATTAATAGTAACAATCCATTTATGACCAAACCATTTGCACCATAATTCATATAATGTCTGCATTATTTTTTCTCCTTTTCTTTATTTCTTATATATATTATATCAAAAATTTTTTGAAAAATAAAGAAGGCACTTTAAAGTGCCTTTTTTATTTAAATCATAAATCCTTTTGCTGTATAATTGTTTTCCATTAATGCTTCGATTTCCGCATTCTTCTTTGCGATAGCTTCTTTTTTTGCTTCTCTCGCTTGTGCTTCTCTCAATCTCTTGAGAGCTAATTCTATACCGTAGTAATAGTCAAACTCATCTTCAGGGTGGCATACTGCACTACCAACAACATCGTCCTGCCAAGCATTAACTACGCGACGACCTTTCTTTGATATATGTTCAAAAATATAGATTGACTTATTTTTTTCTACTTTTTCTGCCCCGCGTGCATCAATGCTCCATGGATCACCTTTTTCATCTCGAATTCTATAGTGAACTCTTTCTCCTCTATACTTTGGATCGCAAATATCAAATATTTTATATGTTTTACCAATAAGATGATTCATATCATCAGGATACCATCCGCCCGCATAATCTTTAATTTCATGACCATCTAAAATTTTAATCATATCGCCAACTTCAAATTTATAGATTGACTTATTTTTTTCTACTTTTTCTGCCCCGCGTGCATCAATGCTCCATGGATCACCTTTTTCATCTCGAATTCTATAGTGAACTCTTTCTCCTCTATACTTTGGATCGCAAATATCAAATATTTTATATGTTTTACCAATAAGATGATTCATATCATCAGGACACCATCCGCCCGCATAATCTTTAATTTCATGACCATCTAAAATTTTAATCATATCGCCAACTTCAAATTTATAATTCTTCATATTTTTTCTCCTTTAATCTTTTACTAAAATTACAAAACCTGTTCGTTTTCCATTCGGACCAAGTCCATGACGAAAGTCGATAGGTATATAATCTCCGCCACCTTTATAATTATAATCTAACTTAAGATCCATAAGGCTCATAGGAAAATCAGAAAGAAAACCTTCCCATAAAGGATCATTATTATCTTCTTTATGCCAAATTACAAGATATAATGAACAAGTAGATTTTAAAGGGTAAATCCATTCTCCAATAGTTTTAGGTTTTTTCATTTTCTTCTACCTCCTGTTTTTTTGCTCCGCAGTTCGGGCAATAATTACTTTTTTCTTTAACTTTTATTTCACATTTAGGACAAATATAATAATGATGATTAATTACTCCCCAATCATCTTCTGTTGTATAATATTTTTCTATCCATGTATTAATCATTCTTCATACCCTGCCCAATCCAAAATAGCAGGAGTTCCGTCCTTCCGCCATCCATAATTTCCTAAATGCAAATCCAATAATTTGCCATGATTCTGTTCTTTTAAAACAAAGTCTAAAAATCTACTAACATAATCAAAACCATAAATATCTACCGCATAAGCAGTCCAATCATTCGCGAAAATAGACCATTTTTTATAACTATCATAGTCTTTATCTTTGTTTTTCTTTACAAGAGTAAGACTATTTTCACTAGGAGTAGAATCACTTGCATAATCATCATATGGGGTAACATATTCCTGGCGGAAGACGGGTATCCCATTCTTGGTTTCTCCTATAAATGTCATCTTAGCGAAGAACTCAGCAACTCCCGCATTTTCAGCCCTGTTATAAATATCTTCCGCAATTTTCATATAGTTACGAGTATAACATTCAAATTCTGCATTTTCATAATTATATGTTCCAGTTTCGTGATCATATTGAGTTGCAAAACAACCAGTAAACGGGATTTTAATAACTTCATCTAATCTATTGTCGATAATAACAAATTGAGTTACACCCCATTTAGTAACAACAGAGGGATTGAGCTGACTATAAATAAAATAGTCGTCAAAAATTTCATCGTCCCAATCCTGTGGTCCAAACTCTGCGGGAATGTCTAACTTTAAGTAATCTTCGTAACTCATTATTATCAACTCCTTTTCTCTTCTTATATTATTATTATTATATCAAAAATTTTATAAAAAATAAAGTATGAAGAAAATCCCCTTTATAAGAAAAAATAAAGGGGATCCAAGAATTTCAATTTACTTTCCGAAATTACGAGAACGGACAATATTATTCGGTTTTTATTTGTTTTAGAATCGGCTTCCCGCGATAAATCTTCTAATGTTTCTACTTCTTTTGAATAGGATATAGATCCTACACAATAGCCTATTGTAAAGAAAATAATACCAAGAATAATATATATTAAATAGCTTGTTATCATTTTTATTTCTTCCATATTATTTCTATATTTTTATTATATCATAAAATTTTGAAAAAAGCAAATATGATGCATTAATTTGATTTGTCAGAAAATTTATGTTATTATAGAAATATAAAGGAGGAAATAAAAGATATGGGTGATATAATATTTTATATTTGGACTGGAATATTTTTGAACTTTTTTACTGTGATATTGATATGTTTTTCTCTTAATTTCATTTATGATCCACAAAAGAAAGCGGAGAGGAGTAGAAAAATTATAGTTCAAGTTATTAGTGTTGTATTAGCTTTTTTGCTTTTGTTTGTTAGTATTTGGGGACTTAATTATCTATTTGCGGGAGGGTGAGCTTTTATGGTGATTAAGGTTTTGAAAGTTATTGCGGTAATCCTAGGTTTGGGGATTATTTGGGCTATATTTGTATCTTTTTATAATGAACCAGAATCTTTTAGGTATGAAAAAATTGTTGTGGAGGAAGGTGTAGATGTGGAGAACGAGCCCTAATGCAGCATAAAAGCAAGGGTTTCCGCAAAATTTTAAGAAAAAACTGGGCGGAGTATTTAAATATGCTTCGCTTTATTTTTATATACTTGTGAAGCACAGTGAAGCACAGTGAAGATGTGTGAAGTGAAATGATGCATAAAATAAGGAGGAATAAAATGGAAAGAATTACAATTAGTATTTCTGAGGAGTTAAAAGAAAAATTAACAAAAACAGCTCAGGAAAATGATCGAAGTATTTCTTGGGTGGCTAAAGAAATACTTCAAAAATATTATATTAAAAAAGAAGAAGGGGAAACAAAATGCCAAAATACTATATAATATATACAAAGAGAATAGCTTTAGCCTTACAAAAATTAGGTTTTGCTATTGTTAAAGTTGGCATAAATCCTCACAAACCAGAATTTAATTGCTACTTCTTTGAAGATAGTAAAGAGTTTCAGTTGGCTTTAAAACAATTTACTCAAAAATCTTGATAGAGGGGGTAGCCAAATATGCCAAAAAATAATTTAGGTCAAGCTCCTAAAATAAGAAGTATTGGTAAAAAAGATCCTATTTATTTAAATATTGAAAGAAAAGCTTGGGGAAAAGCAATTCGTCCGCATGAATTAGAAGCTATTATTGCTAATTGTTTAGATCCTAAAGCTATTGTTCAGTATAAAATAATGTTATTTTTAACTGGAAACGCGGAAGAAAAATTTGATATTAGCTTGGAGACTATTACCTCCCGCTGCAATATTAGTAAAGATGCGTATTATAAAAATAGAACTGCTTTAATAGAAAAAGGTTGGTTATCTTTAGAAGAAGCAGAAGGTAAAAGTTATATTATTATTCATTATGATAAAATTTATCAAGATGGAGCAAAATTTGTTAATTTAAAAGAGAGTAATTGTAAAACTTACACTGATGAGAGTAGTTTAATCAATACCACTGATGAGAGTAATTGTATGAATTACACTGATGAGAGTATGTTACAAACTTACACTGATGAGGGTAATTGTATGAATTACACTGATGAGGGTAATTGTATGAATTACACTGATGAGGGTAATTGTATGAATTACACTGATGAGGGTAATTGTATGAATTACACTCTTAAAGAGTGTAATTCACAAACTTACACTGATAGCGATGAGTGTAATTCATTGATCTACAAAGAGTGTAAGCGTGACAATTCACAATATAATATAAGAGATAATAAAAATAATAATAATAATATAAAGCAAGACGAAGGCGAGTTGGAAAGTAAAATTCAGAATTTCGTAGAAGAATGGGGATTTTAATGGGGGTAGATATGTTTAAGATGGGCTGGATATGAATGAATGGGGGTATATAAAATGAAAATCAGGGTAGAAAATGGAGGCTTAATATGAAATTTGTGATACCGTTGGAAAAAATGAGAAATGAAACTATAAAAATGATCGCAGAAGATTTGGGTTATAGAGTTTATTCTGAAGAGGCAGAAAAAATTTTAAAAGAGACTAGAGATCCTGTTAAGATAAAAGAAGTAGAAGAAAGAACTATAGCAGAACTGAAAGTATGTATGTTAGAAGATAATTATATATTTGATGATAATATATATCATGTAGTTGATGAAGATATTTATTTTTATTTATTGAAAAAAGAAAGTAAAGATACTCTTATGAGAATGATAGAAATATATAATATGGTTGATAAGTTGCCTGTAGAAAATAAATTAAAGAAGTCTATATTAGACGAATGTTTTACGAATGAAGTGTATAATAGATTAGCGGCAGGATTTGATGCTTATTTAGAAGATAATTGTTGGGTAGATAAGCAGCGGGAGCAGCAGACCTAACGATCTACCGCCTGAAAGAAATTGGAAAAAATACTTAAATAAGCGATGTTGGACTTAAATAAGCGATGTTGGGTAATACTTAAATAAGCGATGTTAAATAAGCGATGTTAAATAAGCGATGTTAAATAAGCGATGTTAAATAAGCGATGTTAAATAAGCGATGTTGGGTGGCCCTGGACCAGTTTTATCTATTTTTTATTTAATCCCCCTTCCCGCAATCGTATTCAATTTTCAAGGTGCAAAAAATGGTTACTCAGAAAGAGTAACCATTTCTTTTCAACCAGGTGTTCATCGCATCATCACTTAATTTCACTTCTACTTTTGTTTTTGGAAAATCTACATCTTTGATTTTCTTTTCATATACTCAAGGCAGGTTCCCCGCTCTACAAGTTCTTTAATAAGTTCATATTCTCGTGTCATCATCTCTTTATTATTCCTTTCTATTGTTTATAATTATATTATATCATAAATTTTCAAAAATGTCAAGAGAGAGGTTCGTTGAGTTTTTTGGATTTTACGGGTGCTCTTGTGAGCTGTACTGCAATAAAAACTAGTGCCGCGAATATTTTATCATTTTTATGGCGGTGAAGGCTACAGCCCAAAATTAGGGTGGCGAAAAAAAATAGGGTTTTTTTAATATTATATCATAAATTTTTAAAAAAGTCAAGCGCTTATATATATAAGCAGCTCAAGTGTTTGCGCTCCCGTATTGGCACCACACCCCGCTTCTTTTATATATTAATTATATCATAAATTTTATAAAAAATCAAGTCGAGCGGCTTTACTAGAAATATAACCACAGCGTTAGCTGTAGTCCTTTCTATTGTAATTAAAACCCATCGCACGAATATTTTACCGTTTCGTAACGAAAGAAGCAAATTCACTTAAGGGGAGCGGGAACCGGATTTTTTTAGGGTTTTTTTAATATTATATCAAAAATTTTTTAAAAAGTCAAGTTGGTGCGGCATATGGGATTGAATTTCGGGACGGAGGAAATGAAACAAACAGTTCAAACATCCATATGAAAAATGCCTATGGGGATCGCGGGGCTGGAATCGGCGCGTCACGTTCGTGCGCGCGCCGGGCAAGTTAGTTGTAACTAACCCTAGGATAATAAAAAATGGGGGATGTCAATCCCCCACACCATATTCTTTTGCAAAAGCTCCGATGAGTGACTGAATTTCATTCTTCGTCATCTTCATCATACTCACTTTCATATCCACTGACTACAGCCTCAAGACCTCGTCTGATTGCTTTGAAAATCTCTTCTTTTGAAAGGTCATCTCGATATGCCATATTTACAAAAAAGATTAAATGTCCTAACGCGTATTCTATGCTACCCTGTACTTCATCTACTAATTTTTCAAATGTCATTTTTTAGTCCTCCCTTATATCATATTTATTTATTAATCTGTTTACTCTTTTTGCGGCTCTCTGCTCTACATATTTTCTTCTCTGTCTATCCATATCAAACTCATAACCGAGAGCAAAATATTTAATTATCTGATTTTCATTGCTATAAATACCATCGGCAAGTCTGCGATAAAGCATATCACCTCTTTCTCTTGCTTGTGACTGCCAACTTTCGGGACGAAATTTTCTCATTTGATTATCTCCTCTCTTGTTTTGATATATTTATTATATCACTGATTCAACGCTTTGTCAAGATCTTTTTGAAAATTTCTTTTATTTTCTCCATCAATTCTCATCATTTTCTCCCTCATAATATGTCCAAGTACCATCATTATATAATTCAATATAATTTCCTTTTTGTGTCTTTAATTGAATACCCTCTCTTTCTGTACTTGCATAAAAATCAGTAAATATATCTGTTACAGCTATTATAGTTTTACTAATATCTAATTCCTTTTTTAAATTTTCAAACATTTTTCTTTTCCTCTCTTTCATTTTCTATAATTATTATTTGTTTTGTTATAATCATTATAATATAATTTTTTTATATCGTCAAGTACAAATTATGGGATAAAATTTTGTGCATTTTTTTTTGAATTTTTACTTGACAAAACCTTGAAAATATGATATAATTGTGAATTCGGTGCGTGCCGTTCCTGCACGCACCGCTCAAGGCATTAGAAAAGGGAGCCCCTAGGGGTTCCCCGCTTTTTAAAGCTGTGCTAAAATGCTTTCCATCCGTGTATAATATGCCGTTCCCTCGTTCAGTGTTTCCATATATTCCTCAAGGCAACTCCGCAGATTTTCTCTATATTTCGGCTTTTTGTTCAGCACATAATCGTAAGTTGTGCCGAGTTCACGGAACGGAAAAGCAGTCACCATCGGATTTACCGCACCTTTTTTCAGACCTTTTGCTAAAATCTGACTTTCAATAATTGCATCGTTTAAAGCGGTGTGGTCTTCGATAAAGTCGTAATTTTGCATAAGATACTGGAAACTTGTTTCCGCACTTGTTTTGAAATAGATTGCGCTTGCTGTTAAAAGTCCATACTCTAAACAATAATTGCGGTATTTGTCTATATTGATAAGACGTTCACAAGCCAGCCCCCACAAGTCGCACATCGGATATTCCTTACATCTTAACTTGAATACAGGGGTTAAATATTCGGGGTTTCCATCGCTATCATCTTTTGCCCCATTCACAAGGCGATTACAGTGCTTGCGCTGTCCTGCTTCCCACTCATTATAATCACTCCGATACAAATGATATATATAGCGTTCGGTAAACGGAATTGCTTTCTTGAAGTCGAAACAAGCGTTATAAGCGGTTACAAGGTCACATCCCGACAAGTCGTATTCAAGTTCATTCATAATATCGTTCCAACATTTTGCGGTTATCAAACCATTTGCAAGCAAGTTCATATAAATAGGGCGCTTGTCCTTATAATATGCGGTGTTGAATACGTTTGGTACAAAGAAAGTTTCCTGAACCAGATAATTAACTTTCTTGACGATATTACCCAGACGGTCAATAATTACCCAACCGATGTCATATACAAGCGGTTTTGCGATTGCGATTTTCTGCTTGTCCTTTGTAGACTTGCATAAATCATTTGCGAACGGCAGTGTTGCGGTTTCGGTGTCAAGTACAAGATAATACTTTTTTTTCATTTTGGTTTAAAACCTCTCTTTCTTTTTGTTGGTGTTGTTTGTTGTTACCTTATGTATTCATTATAACACAATAGAATAGAAATGCAAGCGATTTTTGCGGTGAATGTTGCACAAATTTCGGGATCAAAATTTGTGCATTTTTTTTGAAAAAATCACTTGACAAAACCTCAAAACCTGTGTTATAATGGAAATTTGGCGCATTTTCGTTCGAAAATGCGCCACTCATAACAAAAACCGCCTATTTTTTAGGCGGTCTGCACTCAATTAGGTCAATTTTGAAAGTTTTTGCCCCGATTTTCACCTGAATCAGCTTATTTTCCTTTAAAATTTCGATATTTTCACGTTCAACGCCCTCCGCGCGGTCAATATTAGCTAAAATGGTTTCAAATAGCTCTTTTTTCTCGTCTGAAGTGTGTACGGTTCTAGGTTTAGAGGACTTTTTACGTTCTGCGTTGCCTGCTCCGTGGTCAATTTTCATACCCTTGGCTTTTTCCTCTAATGCGGTTTGTTCCTCGTTGACTTCATACTCATTATCCTCAAGCCACATTTCAACCGCTTCATTTTCGGTGATACCTAGTTTCATATTTGCTTTTATTTCATCATCGGGAATTGAAATTGTCTTGCCATTTGCTAATGTGTATCGCATTTGTTCCCCCTTTCAAGTGGGGCAAGGGATTATGTGCCTTGCCCCCACTGCCTATATGATTTATTCCGCAAGTGCGAAAAGTGCTTTCTTCTTGTTCATCGTCTTGACGACCTTACCAGCCTCAACCAACTGACGAAGAAGTGCGCTCACTCTCTGATTAGACAATGCGCCAAGGGTTTCATCCTTACCCTGTAACTCGGTGACGGTTACTGCGCCTACTCCATCAAGTACATTGAGGATAGTTGCCTTGTAGTCCTCATTTGCCGCCTGATTTGCGGTAGGCTTTTTGTTTTCCGACTTCTTTTCAAAGGAAGTCTTAATCGCTACCAACTTGTCGGTTACTTCCTGCGGAAAGTCACCATTCTCGATTGCGAACGCCAGTGCCTTTACATTTGTCATCTTTTCCATTTTCATCAATTCCTCTCTTGGTTGGATTGTTTTTGTTTACATTATTATTGTACCATATTCAGTTTTAATTGTCAAGCACTTTTTTGAATTTTTTTTAGTAGGTTTTCAAACCTCGGAATTGACTGTCTTGTTTACCCCGTGCGCACTATTTAGGGTTTCCCGCCCTGTTAAGTCGCTTCCTTTTATCTTATGTATTTATTATATCATATTCTTTTGTGCTTGTCAAGCATTTTTTTTGGTTTTTCCTATTTTTTGAAGTGGCGGTGAGACCGATTGAAGTTGCTTGAAACTTTCCTCTTCCACTTTTTATTTCTTTCTTTATCTTATGTATTTATTATAACAAAAAATTTTTAAAAAATCAATATCGGAAAGATGCACTAATTATGGGATAGATCTTTGTACAATTTTTTTTGATTTTTCGCTTGACAAAATCTCAAGGGTATGGTATAATGGTGAATTTGGCGCGTTTTGTTCCAAAACGCGCCACTCATAAAAAGAGGGCTTTTTAGCCCTCTTTGTTATTTTACATTGTCATTATACTACATTTATTCTTCCGTGTCAAGGTTTTTTTCATAAAATTTTACAATTTCTTTTTTAATTCTCTCCCACATTCCCATGATTTCCTCTTCATGGGTTTCCATGTAGTCTACCGCCCAAGCAGTTGCCACAATCTCATCGGGGAGGTTGAAATACTGATATTCAAGTTTTTTTGCTTGCTTTTTTGTTTCAATGGATGCCATCTCTTTTTCGATGCGGTTCTTTTCCGCCTGACAAAAATCATAAATGACATCACTTTCCATTAAATCCTCATACGTCATGTTATGCCCGATTTCATGGAATAAAGAAAGCATGAAACAGTTAAGTGGTTTATATCCAAAACGCTCTTTTACAAATTTCAGAAAGAAAATATCTTCCATACGATTTTCAAGTAAGGTGTATTCAATAGAGTGGTTATCCATCCGCCATTCCCAGTCACCCATGGAGATTTTTTCAATTCCAAACTTCGCAACTTCCGCTTTAATTGCCTTGTTAAGTTTCTTCATCCCTTTCATAGTTCTTACCTCTCTTTCTATTACTATTGTAACATAGTTAAAGGAGATTGTCAATGCCCTTTTTCAAGATTATTCCAACCCTATGCGCACATTGACTTCCTTACACACTTGTCGGGGTTTCGTTTCAAGTTTTACAAGCCCCTTTATCTTGTTACTATAATCATTATAATATATTTTTATTTATTTGTCAATTATTTTAGGAAAAATATTTTTTTAAAAAATTTGCAATTTTCACTTGACAAAACCTTAGAACCTGTGTTATAATGAAATTTTGGACCGGGCGCGTTCGCGCGCGGTCCACTCATAGAAAGAGGGGGATTATTCCCCCTCTTCTACAATTTCCCATTCTCTTTTATCCTTTAGCCCTTTTGCAATTTCTGCATAATCATATATAACCTGGTCAAAGTCTGCGAGATAATCCTCTTCTACACTCTCAATATAATCCTCAAGAGTTTCTATCATAGAATCTTCGTCACCATAGGCTAGGCACTCACCATTATATTCTTTCCAATCTTTTTCAATTCTCTCTATCGGAATTTCAATTTCTTGATGTTTAATTAATTTTAACACTTTTGCCATTTTTGCATATACCTCCTTTTTATTGCGGGGTGGGGGGTTTTACCCCACCACCTCAGTTTCTAACAGTTCCAAAAGAGCCTTAATGATATTTTCGTTTGCGTTAATTGTATCACCGAGTGTCCATCCCTTGCGTACCTGCTCATTATCATCAACAAGTACCTGAAAACCGCCTATACGCCGTGTACAATTTGCTTTCGTTGTGCCATACTTTACAAGGTGGATTTCATCGTAGGGGAAATCATATCTTGTAAGCCATTCAATTTTTGCTTCACGGACAAGAGCATCATATGCGGGAGTGCTACCCTTTGACAACCACGTTGTCACCACAATACGCCAGCCCATTTCTTTAAACATTTTCAAAAGACCATTCAGAACGACCATATTATACATCGGTTCTGCGTCGACATAAGGGCGAGGATTTTCCGCTCTTAAATCATCGAGCCAGTTTTCTACCCCATACAGATTAGCGATTGTGCCATCCATGTCAAATACTAAAGTTTTGTTCATTCTTATTTACCTCTCTTTCTTTTATTTACTATACTATTATTATATCATTTTAAATACATAAGTCAATAATTTTTCGCTAACTTTTTGCACAAATTTCGGGATAAAAAATTGTATAATTTTTTTCTAAAAAACGCTTGACAAAAACCTTGGGGTATGGTATAATGGTGAATTTCAGCGCGCGGCGACCCATCGCGCGCTGATGAAAAGGGCAGGGATTTCTCCCGCCCGCTCGACTTATTTGATTTTCGTGTACTTCGCCTTGAAAGTACCGCCCTCCGCCTTAATCTTCAACGCTTCAGCGTAGGTCTTTACCTCTACTTTTTTACCATCCTTGGTTACACATTCATAAGTTAATGCTGTCATTTTTCTTACCTCGCTTTCTTTTGTTTGTTTACATTATTATTATATCATATTTTTATTTATTTGTCAATAATTAATTTTGTATCTATTTCAACATCTCCAAATTCACGAAGTTCATCCTCTGTCATCTTATCGAGCATGTATAATAAATCATCTAAAGTTTCAATGCCCCATTCTAATTCATCTTTAAAATACTCAAAACTAGGCATTTTAAAAGTGTAAAGTTTTTTATAAATCATTTTACATACCTCCATACAAAAGTGTTAAAAAGTAAATGTTTAAAGTTGCGCTTGCGGTGTGCATAGCAATCGAGTTAATGTGTCTATCTGTGGTAAAATCTTTAATAAGACCAAACACCGCAAGAGCCAGACCAAACCACGAAACAGACAGACCAAAAATCATAATCAGTACAACATTGATAATCTGAATTACTGCCCGCAAGTCGTTCATTTCAAACTTATAAGGTTCGTTAATGTTGAAAAATTCTTTCATTTTTTTCCTCTCTTTTCTTTATCTTATGTATTCATTATACTACACTTTCTATTGTTTGTCAATAAATTTTTTATAAAATTTTTTGCCCGGGCCGAACATTTGTTCAGTCCCTTATTCCTCCTCTTCTTCCTTATCCATATTATTTAAAAATTCAAATTCAAATACAGTGGTTTTATCACCAAACTCATCATAGAAAATGCTATCATAAGCAGTTACCGCTTCAATAAAGCCATCCACCTCTTTTACTCGCAATCCTTTGATAATATCTGCAACAATAGAGAATGCATCCAACTCTTCTTTTGTAAAAGATACCTTTACTCTTGGACCAACGATTGTCATTTTTTATTCCTCCTGTTTTTTCTTTATTATACCATCTATGGGGTTGTTTGTCAACCCCATCTTTTTAAGGGTTCTGTATATTCTTTTGTTAATTCTAATAAATCTTTTAGTGAAGAGTTCGTACCAAAACTCAAATTACTACAACACATTACAAGCCATTGAAATACACTGTATTCATCACCTAAAAATTTGTTAGGGGTAAATCTTTCTTTCTCAACATCATCCTGATAACAGTGGCGGACATCGGGATGCTTTGTACTACCGCCCCACCATTCTACATAGGTTCTCTTACTTGCAATATTAGAGTAGATTAACATCTGCATTTACCTCTCTTTCATTTGATAATATTATTATATCAAATTATCAGAATAATACAATAGACAAAATAGATAAATTTTAGGATAAATTTTTGTATAATTTTTAATTAATTTTTGCTTGACAAAATGTGCGGGAGGTGGTATAATGGTAAATTTGGGTCGCGCCGTTCCTGCGCGACCCACTGAAAAGAAAATGGGCGATAACCGAAGTCATCGCCTAAAGAAAGAGAGGGAACGAAACGTATGTTGACGAGTGCGCCCGAGGGGGAATTGAACCCCCATTGACCAAATTAAAAGTTTGGTGCCATACCTTTAGGCGACGCCCTCTTTTATTTTTTGTTACATGTATATTATACCAAAAATTTTTAAACTTGTCAAGTTGTCGAGTCGTGTGCCTAACCACTAGGCTATGGGCGCAGGTGGGGAGGTCTTACTTGACCTTTTCCCCTGCTACTTTCCCCGTGGGGAAAACTACATTGGTTCCAAACAGAACCTTGAAACCGCTTGCCTTTGCACGATAGCGGAAGTCGCGGTCTGCGCTCCACTTGGCGATGAACTCCGCCTTGGTTTTCGGACATTCCTCAAAAGTTACCATTCTCTTAATCATTTTGTTTTCCCCTTTCTGTGTTTGGTGAGAGTGATTGAAAACTCTCTAAACTGTATTTCCTTTTGTTCATTTACTATTGTAGCACTTTCCTCGCCATTTGTCAAGAGAAAATCACAAATTTTTTTGATTATTTCAATTTTTTCTGGATCTTTCTTGACTTCTCTTTTTGCGGGTTTGCGTGCGGTTTCCGCTTTTTCATATCGGCGGGAGGCGTTAGCTTTTATTTCCATTTCCGCCATTTTCTCTGCCTCTTCTCTTGTAACAGGCTCGCCGTCTTTTTCAGCATCCGCCATAATTTCAAGAATTAGCTTTTCTTTGTTCATTTTGTTACCCTCTTTTTGTTGGGGGGTAGTTTCACTACCCTACCCCCATCCGCAAGTTGCTATTATGCGATAGAGAAAAACGACTTTTTCTTGTCTACTGTCTTAACGACCTTGTTAGCATCAATCAGCTGTCTCAAGAGTGCGGATACACGCTGATTAGAGAGTGCGCTGAGTTCAGCATTTACGGTCTGAATTTCAGTTACAGTCAGCGCCTTGTCTGCATTAGTGAGTACCTCGATAATAGTAGCCTTAAAGCCCTCGTTTTCTTCCTGATTAGCAGTCAGTTTCTTGCTTGCGGATTTCTTCTCGAAAGAAGTACGGATAGCAACCAACTTCTCGAACACATCAGCCGGAACCTCATTCTCGAAGTTCTCGATTACATAAGAGAGTGCCTTTACATTTGTCATCTTTTCCATTTTCATCAATTCCTTTCTTTTGTGTGTTGTTTTTGTTTACATCTTTATTTTATCATATTTAATTTTATTTGTCAAGAGATTTTTTTATTTTTTTTGTTTAGCGGGGTCTTTTTGTTTTCCGCCCTTTTCTTATCTCTTTACATTTATAATTATAACAAAATATTTTTAATTTTTCAAGTTGGAATATTGCACTAATTTTGGGATAAAATATTCTAAAAAATTGTGCAAATTTCCTATTGACAAAATGGTGGCGGCTGTGGTATAATGGAAAATTGGGGCGCGCAAGGAACGTGCGCGCCCCGTCGCACATTAGGGGTAAATGTCAAGTATTATTTTAAAATTTTTCAAAAAAAATTTTGCCCCGGAAAAGGGCGCCCCAATTTTAGGGGCGCCCAAAGGAAAGAGAGAGTACGATCACTCGATAATTTTCTTTAATTTGTTACGGATCAAGATAAGAGGTATTCTCGCCCATAAAAAGGTAGTTAAAGCAATATCAGCAGTATCCATAACACCATCTCTTGCAACAAGCATTGTAATCGCAATTCCGATTAATAAATAAACCAATACAGCAATTAAAACGATTTCTAAAGTAGTAAACATAATATCACTCCTTTCTTTTGGGACGTTTCCACTCGCCCGATGCGTATTTCTCTTCCTTTATTTTATTATACCGCTCTTCCGCCTCTTTGTCAAGTTTTTCTTTGTCATATTCCCGCACTTTTCCCATAGCATAACCAAAGGTTGCAAGATCACGAGCCGTCCAACCACGCTGAATACAGATTTTTTTCATCCCCTCATTCAGCAATTGACGCTTTACAGTAGCATTATGAATATCTACTTTATCATTTCTCTTGACAATGCAAGATATAGGGCGATATTTCTTTGTGCTACAAAACAGGGTTACTTGATATTCCATTTTGTTACCTCTCTTTTCTTTTGTTAAAAACATTATATCATATTTTATTTTATTTGTCAATATTAAATATATAAGAAAATATATTTTATGGTAACTTTAACTTTTAAAACAATGCGATCCTTATAATCAGTCCAGTCGCCCATATCTCTATTAGTAGTTAAGTTTAATATACGGATATTACGTCCATATAAATCACGTGGTTTTTGTTCAATCCATTCAATAACTCTCATCATCTATTCCTCCTGTTCTTATGGAACACCCTATTATACATAGGGTGCCAGTGTTCTTTCTACCTTACACAAGTCAAGGTTGGTTGCATCTTCCCAGAAACAAACAGCTAACTCGAACATATCATCCGCATCTTCCACCGGATAGCTCATAGTATAGGCGTTAGGACAAGCCGTTGTAATAATCATATCCAAAATTGCGGGAGACACCTTTGCATACTCGATAAAATAAACCATAACATTTTCCTCTCTTTCTTTCTGTTGGGATTTACTTCCTTGCTACAAGTATAATATACCATATCCTAGGGTTGTTGTCAAATATTTTTATATAAAAAATTGCACAAATTACGGGATATTTTTTTGTATATTTTTTTACAAAAAAAGGCTTGACAAACATTCAGAAATATGATCCAAACATACAACCCGGCACGCGGCGGTCCATCGCGTGCCGCCATAAAAAAAGGAGATCCCCTAAAATTCAGGGGATCCCTATTAGAGAGAGGAGGGCAATCACTCGAAATCTTCATCTTCCGCTTCTAACATCTGTTCCATCGACCTATATCCGGTGCGAACAAACAGTACAGCGTTTAAAACTTCTATCCACTCGCCGCCCATAAGGTTTCTTGCAAAGTTGAGTTCATCTGTTGTTGCAATTCCCATATCTACCAACTGGTCGTACATAATCATTTCTTCTGTTGTCATTTTATTTTCCTCTCTTTCTTTTTCTTTATAATCTTATTATATCATTTTTTTTGATTTTGTCAACAACTATTTTTATTTTTTTTATGAGGCGGATTATTTAATCCGCCTCATCCACAAGGGCTTCAAACTGAGGTTTATATACTTCTCGCCATTCTTTTGATAACTCTGTATAAGCCTCATAAGTAGGAGTGCAATCAGTCGTAACGAATGACCATATAGCATCAGCCTGATTCATACAAAATCTAACACCGTGATAATCTTTTACACATTCTTTAGCTGTTTCAAGCCAATTATTTACTTTCTTTCTTGCCTTGTCAACAATAACCATCATCATTTCTTCGTTCATATCCTTTACCTCTCTCTTTTGTGGGGGCTTACCGTATCCCCTCTGTCTGATTATATATTATCATACTCACCCCCTGTTGTCAATAGACTTTCGCAAAAAAGTTTCATAAATCGGGCGTAAAATTTTTGTGCAATTTTTTCAAAAATTAGTCTTGACAAACTGCGATGCCCTGTGATATAATATTTCGGGCGCCAGCGCCCGCCCACGATAAATAATTTGGAGTAGTTGTATGAACAACTCTAGACAACTTCAACCGGATCCAAGTTGTCTAAAGGTGTTCATACAACTAAACTGAGTTGCGCATACAATTCGGGATCTGAACAGCTGTTCGCTCGAACACATTTTCGATCGAACAACTGTTCGAGTAACCGAACAAACAAACAAGCGGCGCGCGGTGGGCGTTCGCGCGCCGCCAAATTATATCACAAAAATTGGGGGCTGTCAATAGGCAAAATGCACAAATTTTCAAATTTTTTTTAGGGGTATTATATATTATTTCAAAAGTCAATAGGCAAAATGCACAAGGTTTTTCAAACATCTTTAGCAAAATTGTCTATTGACAAGAGGAAAGAGTTTTATTGTATCATTAGTGTATATTCTAATGTGCTAGATAATAATAGCAGACCCAACACGAAAATTGTCCCGATTGCACATAAAACCTTTTCTTTCATTTCCATCATCTATACCTCTCTTCCTTATCTGTGGGGCTTACTGTATCCCCTTGTTATGATATAAGTATATCACATTATAGTAATAAGTCAATAAGTTTTTCAAAAATTTTCTTAAAAAAAGTTTTCAAAAAACTATTGACAAAAATATCATTTCCATGGTATAATAAAGGAGAGACCCTCTTGCGGATCTGTAAGAGGGTTTTTATTTTATTATACTACAAAAGGCAATAAATGTCAATAGAAAAAGTAAAAATATTTTTAGGAAAATTTTTCAAAAACCTATTGACAAATTTTCGTTTTGATGTTATAATGAAATGGGGTGCTCGCGCAAATTCGAGCTGAGCCGGTTAGTTGCGACTAACCTCGGTTAGTCTAATCTAATTTAAGTTAGTTATGACTAATCCTGCTGCCGATTTTGGGATAAAAAATTTAAAAAAAATTTACAAAAAATCTCTTGACAAAATGCGACGACCTGTAGTATAATAATAATTCGTGCCCGAACGGACGTTCGGGCATAAGACGATAGGAAAGGCGGGAACCGCACCCCGCCTGTTACCTGTTTATTCAAAATATACCGGTTCCCACAACCGCACATCTATCGTGCCTCGGTAGTCTTTATTTTCTTTTGCTTTTGTTTCGGCTTCCTCCTTGCTGTTTGCTATGATTGTCAAACTCTTATGCCCAACTTCAGTATTGATTTTTACTATGTATGCCATCCTCTTTTCTCCTCTTCTTTTGTGGTGGTGCTGGGGGTTATTCCCCCAGCGCCTTTCTTAATTTCTGCCAAAGTGCCCACTCATCTTTTGCCATTTTCAGCGCCAGTTTGGGCGCCCATCCGCTTTTCCTATAGTATCTGTAGTATCCGTAAATTTCCTTTGCCATTTTCAGCGCCAACTCGGACGCCCATCCGCTTTTCTTACAGTATTTGTAGTATCCGTAATTTATTTTTGTCATTTTCAGCGCCCTCCTATTTTTTGCGGTAGCGGGGTACTTTTCTGTTTCATCAAACTGTTTTTTGTAGTCTTCCCATTTTTGCTCATTCTCTACAAGGAAAACCTCGTATAATGCTCTTGCTTTTTTGTAATGCTCTAAAGCATCTTTCCCATAGGGGGTATTCTGTGCTAACTGTAAGTGCTTTTCGATTTCTTCCCAAATTCTCATTTTGTCCTCTCTTTCTACCGCCTTGCGGTGTGCTGTGTTGTTTGCTATGATCTTATAATACTACTTTTATTTTCCCTTGTCAACACTTTTTTGAAATTTTTTTAAAATTTTTTTTGGTGTTGTCGGGGGCTTTTTGCCCCCGATTTTATTTAGTTTTCAAGGTGTATTTTTGTAGAGTGCTTTTTCCAGTTCTTTAAATTCGTTTTTCCAGTAGTAGTCTTTCAATTCCTTTTCGTATCTCCCGCCCATTTCCTCGGCTTCTTTGTTGTACTTCTTAACTAACTCCATCAGTTCCTCTGCCTTTTCCTGAATTTCCTCGGTTAAAGCTATCATTTCCTCTCTTGTCATCCCTTTACCCTCCTGTTTTTGTGGCTGTTTGCTGTTCTGATTATAAGATACCACATCCGCTTTTCTTTGTCAACACTTTTTTGAAAAATTTTTTTGTGGTGGCTCGGGGGATTTTTTCAATCCCCCGATTTATTTTTAGAAAATATCTACTCTTGTGATTGTGTAGTTTTTTAATTTCTGTAGAGCGATTAACTCATCAATTGTTAAAACCTTAAATCTCTTTTCGCTTGTGTTCTTCTTAAAGAATGTAACCTTAAACATTTGTTTTACCCTTTACCCTTTCCCCTTGCGGTGCTTGTTTTCTGTTTCTGATTATACTTTATCACACTTCAAAAAGATTGTCAATAGATTTTTTGAAATTTATTAAAAATTTTTTTGAAGTGTGGGGAACGGCTTTTTGCCGTTCCCCTTTATGGATTAGTTCCAAACGTCTACCGAGTGAACCATCCATCCCCATTTTTCAAGAGCCATCCGCCACGCATCGTGCATGTCTTTTGCGGTGAAGATTGCCATTGTGTCATCCTTGAAAATTGCTACATACTCTCTTGTCATACCTTTTACCTCTCTTTCGTGGGTGCTTGTTTTGTTGTTGAGATAATAGTATCACAAAAAAATCAGTCTGTCAACATTTTTTTTATGCCCGTGGTTATTGCGTTTGCGGCGACCGGATCCCTGGATCCCGCATAGATACTGGCTTTCAAGGGTGCAAACTTTTTTAATGCCCGTAAATACTGGCTTTCAAGCATCGAAAACAGACTTCACCCCGTATTTTCTACATTTTTATTTTAAAAAAATAATTTTAAAAAAAGTGCTTGACATTATTTTACAAAAGTAGTATAATAGATGGTTTATTTATTATCTTTAAAAAGCAACTATCTATTATACTCTTCTTTTGTTTGTTTGTCAAGCACTTTTTTAGTGCTTTTCTTTTTTCTTTTGTTGTGTTATAATAAAAGGTTGTGGCTCTTGAGTTAGTTCCGTCTAACTATAGTTCAAGCAGCTTGAACTTGAGTTAGTTGTGTCTAATTAGAGTTTAAGCTGCTTGAACTGTAGTTAGTTTAAACTAATACTTTTCCTTTCAAACTAACTCTTGTTACAATCGCCTAACTATGGTTAGTCTTGTCTAACTGTAGTTAGTATTATCTAATTTAAGTTAGTTGTATGAAATACTTTTCCTTTCAAACTAACTTTTGTTGCATTGATCTAACTGTAGTTAGTTTAAACTAACCGCACTGTCCTAACCCTCCATTGTATCACATTGTTCTCTTGTTGTCAAGAAAAAAATATTTTTTCTTTTGCTCGAAAAAAGTGCTTGACAAATTTGTGCCATGTGTGGTATAATTTTTCGGGCTTTGGCGGTTAGCTACGCTTAACTGTGGTTAGTTATCCCGAATACTTTTCCTTTCAAACTAACTTGGATTGCAATAGGCTAACTGTAGTTAGTTTAAACTAACTCAAGTTAGTTAAGACTAATGCTTTTCCTTTCAAACTAACTTAAGTTGCAATGAACTAACTTGAGTTAGTTGCGACTAACTGGACTACAGCACTCTCTTTTATTCTACTACAAAAGTCTAGTTTTGTCAAGAGTTGCTAGTAGATTTTTTTAAAAAATTTTTTTTGAGATTTTTTCAAAAAAGTATTGACAAGACTTTTCAGATGTGTTATACTTGAATGGGATGCTCTCGTGGAATTTCGAGCTGCGCTCGATCGTTTACAGATGTTGGCGACTCGCAAAAAACGCGAGTCGCCTCGCAGCATGTTAGCACGCCTCGCTGCATTTCAAAGGCTTCACTTCTATTATACCACGCTCCGCGCAGATTGTCAAGAAATTTTTTAAAAATTTTTTTAAAAAAATTTTTCTAAAAAGTATTGACATTTCTCTTGTTCTGTGTTACAATGAAATGGGGATCTCACTGTTGGCGTGCTGCAATGGCGACTATGCGCTGCCGGCAGCAGGTAAAAATACATTTTTTGCATTTTTTATTAAAATTTAAAATTAGCTATAACTAACTTAGGTTCAATCTACCTAACCCGAGTTAGTCAAGACTAACCTGAGTTAGTTATAGCTAACTTAAGTTAGTTGTATGCAATTTGAGTTAGTTGTGTGTACATTTTAGGATTCGAACGTTCGTTCGACCGAACAGATGTTCGACCAAACAAACATCGAACATCTGTTCGATTGTTCAATTCGGCGCGCCTTGGTTGTTTGCGCGCCGGCGTTTTTTGTAAGCTCTACGCAATGTTTGGCTTTTTGTATGGGGGTACTATTTCCGGATTTTTCAAAAAAATTTTTTGTATTTGGCTTTGTGCTGAGCAAAACTCTCTCCAAATATTTTTTCAATTTCAAAAAACGAAGAAAGCTCTCCAAA